ATCATAATATCATCCTTCCACCTGTATTTAAGTTGCGATCAATAGCCTCGATAGTTTTTTTGTTCTTTTCAGGATCAGTAAAATAGTTATAACCAAACTTTTGATCTATTAAATTTAGGTGGTACCCACTAAAAACAAGTCCATCTGCATAGTGCGGTAATCCCTGTTGATTCCATCTTATACAATCAACAAGAGCATCTCTAAAATTACGGCTATGCATTAGATGTTTTGTTGTGCGTTCTTTGGCCATAGTCCAAAACGGAGTATCAAACGTACTGCCGCCGTGATAAAAGAAACAGATAATATCTTCTAGCTTTTGTGCATACTCAACAAATCTATCATTAAGCATCTGCTTAGATATATTACCTTTGAGATAATCAATGAACACATAGTTTGTAAAGATATAAAAATAAATGCTACTTGCACTGATAGGCTCAAAGAATATAGCACGATTGCCATTCTTTAGCACATTACCTTCATATACTGTACGAGCATAATAGCTTTTAAACTGATACTCTACTTGCCCTTCAAGACGGCCAACATTATCTACATCAATGTTAAAAATACGACAAACATCTTCATAGGCTTCTTCAACAGGAGTAATTGTATCGTTGAATAGATATCCATAGGTTCTGCGATTTTTTAACGGGATTCCAAACATCCACCCATTTGCAGTTGCCCGATGTTCAGTGTACTGCCAATCTCCTGGTTCGTATTCTGTATGTATGATTCCGCGATTGAGAGGTAAACTGTCAACTATATGACAGTCTGTATAGTCTTTAGGAAATCCTCGAGTATCGATTACATGATCAAAATGATGAGTAACTCCATCTACTACAACATCTACTCCATCACCCGTACTAACAAGATCAGTTACAAACCCTTCTATTGTTTTAAATTTTGTAGGAAAGCGTTGAGACAATCTAGAAAATACGTATTCTTTTAGTTTAAAATTGTTAATATGTATCGCAATGCCACCGTCTAACAATGGATTGAACCAATCATCACTGCGCCAATCCATAAATTTGTTACCAAATTTTAATGTACTATCCATAGCATCTAGGTCGTCCATGAAACTGAAACCGCATGCTTGTTCTAACACAGTAATAAACCCACTGTTAGTACTTTCACCAATACCTAATATTTTTGTATTTGGATCATAAATGCTTACAATTTCAAATCCGTTAGGTACATTCGCACACAGTTGTGCCATAGATATAACTCCAGCGGATCCTGCTCCTAATACGGCTATTTTCATAATTTATTTTTATTTTGTTGTGTTTGTTGATGCGCTAAATATGTGTAGGGTATTTATTGTAGCATATTATGATCAATTTAACATCTGAAGCCGTTAAAAAAGTCTCTGAAAATCTTAAAAAAAGAGGCAAAGGTGTGGGAATTAGGATTGGAATAAAAACTACAGGATGCAGTGGCCTTGCTTATGTTCTAGAATATGTAGATAAGATAGAGCACGAAGAAGGTGTAATCAACTATGCACAACCAGATTTTTGCGTTTTAGTAAGTTTAAAGGACGAGCCATACTTAACTGGTTTAACAATGGATTGGGTAAGAAACGGGCTCAACGAAGGATTTGATTTTAAAAATCCAAATGAACGTGATCGTTGTGGGTGTGGCGAAAGTTTTAGAGTTTAACGGAATAACAGATGGCATCAAGCAAAATTGTAATAGATACCTTTAACGGTATACAATCAAAAATCGCTTCTATATTAGGAGCGCCTGATCAATCTATCATTGATTTAGGTTACAATCTTACCTATAACAGCGCACAAGTTTCAAGAGGTGCAATAGTTTACGGTGACGATGCTAACAGAGCCATAGGCGACCTTAATACAATAATACAACATCAAACAGGAAATCCTACAGATTTATCTACGTTTAGCAAAGGTCAGATTATTTCTGCCGGAGACCTAGCAGGGCTGAGTTCACATACAGATTCTGCATATACCGCTAGAAACTCAGTAGGTACAGAGCTATTAGCAGTTTTAACTTCAGATTCTTATTCAGACGGAAGCTCATGGGGTGTAAGGAGAACTCATAGCGTGACCTTAGATTGGGGTAGCAATAACAACTTCCGAGGCTGGACCAACTTAGGCGGATTTATTGCCATAGGTGCAAGTACCACAGGTGGTGACGGATCTCCCCTAGTAAACTCTTGGGAAACTTTATTAACATCAGCGGGCAACATAGTATTTTCTGGCGATGCCGCATTCCAGAATAGCAACGGACGAAACGGTTCTTTTCCAAATGGTGGACTGTACAATCTAATACAAAACGGACAGGTAGGTGCTAATGCATCAGTTGGGTTTAAGTTGTTAGATACTGATGCTCATTATACAGGAAATTCATTTTTTATAAACATTACTCCGTATCCATCAGGTACTGGTGTGTTTGCCTGTACAGGTTTTACAGTAACCGCAATACTTAATAATCCTTATACGTCTGAGCCTAACACAAATTCAGATGTAATAAATTCTACATTTAACTGGAGTATCAATACATATTATTGTTTTAATAAAACTCCTAATGCTATTAATGTTAACAACACAATATCATAATAGGATAACACATGTCACAAATTTCACACTCAGATTGGAATCCGTTAGTAAGCTCTGTACAAGGAGTTCTAACAGGGTGGGGCCAAACACACTCTAGCTATGCTGTTGCAACAGGCAACACAGTAAATCATGCTGACTGGAATGCGTTAGTAGCTGATATTAATAAATGCTATACTCACATTACTGGATCTAATTCAAGTTTGTCAACAGTGGTTACAGGCACTAGAATAACCCAAGCAAACTTAACAAATGCTTCAGCGGCTGTAACCTATATCAATACCAATCAATATTCTATTGCATCTACACAATATACTCAGAACACGCTTTATGATTCCGGCTATCAGACATTTAGTCCGTGGCAAAATTATTACATTGCCAATTACAATATAAACTGGAGTTCTTTCGCTTCATACAATCAATTTTGGAACGCAGGTGGCGGATTCTACATCAATTTATCAGGGATAAGTAGCGGTAGTTCTCAATCCCAATCATGGGTTGATCTGTTTGCGAACATGGGGGCCTTTTATGTTCTTCCAACATCTATAGGACAACAAGGACAAACATGGTCTGGTACATACCCGGGAGGCAACGTTGGACCACTTAACGGATTTAATACAACACCAACTACATATTTCCAGTTGTACAACCAAGACACTAATTATACCGCAAATTATCTACAAATTCAATTCAACACTAATGGTACTCAATTGCAGATGTCAATCATATTGCAAGATGCACATGCAGGAATAGCCGGAGGTTATGATTATGTTGATGGCCAAGCTAGACTGGTGGTTACACAAAGATATCCATTTGGTAACCCCATCCAATCACTAAATGTAGCCAGCCAATCCCAATCCTAAGGAATAATATGAGCGATTTAAAAGAATATATCGTAATAGTAAACAAATTTGAAGACAAAGCAAGTCTGCATGACGAAATCATTAACGCAGGCGGAAGTGAATGTGTTCCGCAGAGAGCTGTAGAATGTAATATAAATCCTCTTACCAGTCGTAATACACACTACATGATGACTGACGAAGAAGCAGAGTTGATAAAGCAAGATCCACGAGTATGGGAAGTAACTAGAACATGGCAAGACCTGGGACTTATTCCTGCCCATTGCGGTTACAGCTATACCCAAACCAGCAATCACTTTAGTAAAAACGATTCTCAAGCATCGACAGACATAAACTGGGCACTATTACAAGTGTTAGAAGGACAAAACCGATTTGATTGGGGCGATGATAGTCCTATTCAACTATATGATGTCACTGCCTCTATTACAGTTCCTTACAGCGGAGAAAATGTTGATATCGTAGTTGTTGACGGACATGCTGATCCTGCACATCCCGAATTTGCTGTAAATCCAGACGGATCAGGTGGAAGCAGATATAATCAAATCAACTGGCTTGCATACAACAATGCCTTATTTGGAACAGCTAATGGAACTTATGTATACACTCCTTATGGTGGATCAGCGGCCGCGGCTATAAGTCCTAGTCTCGAAGCCAACAACAATCACGGTACACACGTTGCATCTAGTTGTGCAGGTAATACTCAAGGTTGGGCACGAAGTGCTAACATATATAATATAGGATTTGGGTTTGCTGATAGCAATCCATTTAGTTTTACAGGTCCAACAGCATTTATTAACAGTTATTTTTTAGAATATGTTAGATACTGGCATCAAAATAAACCCATTAACCCTGCTACAGGAATACGTAATCCCACAGTCTGTACCAATAGCTGGCAATATCAATCGACTATTCCTTTATCTAGCATAACCAGCGTTGTTTATCAAGGCACAACATATACTGCACCCGCAGGAGGATTTACAGCAGTTGCTATTGCACAGTATGGAGTTCCTTGTTTTGATGGAGCGAACTGTGTTGTTCCGTTTAGATATCTAGCTATAGAATCTCAGATACAAGATCTTATCACTGCCGGAGTTATTGTAGTTGCCGCCGCAGGTAACAACGGTTCTTATATGGCATTAGATTCAGCCAGTGGAACAGATATTAATTATAATAACGCTATCAATACTTCTGGAGGAACATATTATTATAACAGAGGAGCAGATCCAGCCGCTACTAACGGAGTTATCTGTGTTGGTGCGATATCTGCACAGTATAATACTGCCAAAGCTTTTTTTAGTAACTGCGGTCCTCGTGTAGATTTATATTCTCCAGGATTTAACATCACAGGTGCCTTTAGTACACAAGCCGGACTATCATACGAAGGATATCCCCAAGGTGTTGCTGATTCACGAAACAGCAGTTACTATATAGGTAAAGTTAATGGTACCTCTCAGGCTACTCCTCAAGTAACTGGTGTTATCGCATGTTTGCTAGAAGCATTTCCAACAGCACAACAGGCGGCCGCTCTTTCTTACATGACCACCAATGCAAAAGGTGGGCAAATGATCAACAATCAATTTATCTATAACAACTTTGACTATTCTAGTATACAAGGTGGCAACAACAAAGTTCTTTATGCATTGTTTCCAAGTCTTCCTACAGCCACTGTTGCTCAATCATCAACAGTAGTCACAGCCGGAGTCAATACTGCGTTTACACCCGTTACAGGTAGTGGAGGATTTGGAGCATTAACTTATACACTAAACACACAGTTACCTGCAGGTATCTCCGCTACGGGTTGGGTAGAAGCCATACCAGGAAATCTTACATCTGCATATTTTCATGTAGTGTCAGGAGCTACAGGATGGGGTATCGGTGATAATATCTTTGGTGGTGGATTGACTGCTCCTACTTGGTTGGCATCTCCAACTGATGCTACCTACAGCACATGGCTCATACAGCCAGGTTATTCTGCAAACATAGGAAGTGCAGATTCACCGATTACCGTGTCTAATGGTATGTCCATGAATAGTGCTACAGGAGAAATCACAGGTACTCCTGCAAGCACCATGGGTAACACTTCGTATACCGTTACAGTTACAGATGGAAACGGTAGTGCATCATCAGCTAATTTTAGTTTACAAGTTATAGCGGCGCAAAACTACACAGCTACATATGAAGTATCTTACGGATCAGATCCGCAACAGACAGTAGACATTTATGTTCCTAGTGGAACCCCCAAGGGTGTTATACTTTGGATACACGGTGGCGGCTGGACAGGAGGTTCTAAATCTAGTCACGGATATACAACATCACAGGGCGGCTATTGGATCAATGACGAACACCAGATGAATTCTATGGCCAAATTAGGTTACTATATTGTAGCCATGGATTATAGATTAGCTAATTCAAATACCGGACAAGGAGTATCGGGGGCTGGAGATATAAATGATTACAACAACTACACAAAAGCAGGCGGATCATCTAACAACTATTTTCCAGCTAACGTAAATGACGTAGAAACAGTATTAGGCCTTATGATGGTTGGCGGTGGTGCTGGACTATGGGTAGGTGTGTATAATGCAGTACTTACATACGGCTTACTTGTATCAGGTGCAAGCGCAGGTGGACATCTTTCTTCATTTGCTGTACAACAATATCTTTATACAACTGGACACTACCCAAGGAACGGCGTTGCTCCTGTAGTTGGTCCACAAGATGCAGATATCATTGCAAACACTGATCCTACCGTTACTACTGTAGCTCAAAATATATTAAAGAATTATATAAATGGGGTAACAGCATCTCCTTCAGAAGCACAGGAAAAAGCAATCAGTCCTCGCTGGCAATATGGAAGTATATCAAGTCCAGGACCTTGGCATTCAGCAGTTTATAACTCTAACTTAAAATTCTGGATTTATTACAATCCAAACGATACTTTAGTTGTTCCTAGCCTACAGGTTCCTTTCTATAATACACTACAAGCAGAATTAGGAAACAGTAGAGTTTTGGTAGAAGCTGTGGCACAAGGATCATTTGTTGAGAATCCTAGTTATCCTAACCACAACTTACAATATCCAATCGTTGTGTATCTTGGAGATCTTGCTCGACGAGCTTTTGCAATTTTATCAACAGTTAACGTTGCATCTAAGACTATCACAGCGGGCACCGCAATAACTCCGTTTATCCCTGTTTCATTTAGTCAGGGCTCTGGATCAATATCTTTTAGTATCAGTCCAAGTCTTCCATCAGGTTTAAACTTTTCATCAAGTACTGGATCTGTAAGTGGTACTCCGGCATCAAGTTCTCAGACCACAGTATATACTGTTACAGGAACAGACGCTTCAGGAAAATCAGTATCTGCTACATTCAATCTAGCGGTACAAGCGGCAAGCGGAGGAGGCGGAGTAGGACTACAGAACGTAGTAGTTACACACCAACAGTGGAATACACTACAGGCTAAAGTAGCTTCAATATTAGGCAATCCTGATTCTAATACAGTTGATTTAGGTTGGGGTGTACCTTCACTTATTCAAAGTTCATCTGTTTCACAAAGATCGTCACCGAGCGGGGATATTTATGGAACAGAATATGATCAGTTAGCGAATGACATAAATGTTTGTCTATCACACATATCTAATTCTAATTACAATGACGGAACTAGAGATGCACATCAATTGATCACTAATGATGATTATGCTAGATTATCAACACAAATTGATTATGTATATTCAAACCGTTCAACAGCATCTCCTTCACATCTAACATCACAAACATGGACAGGACATACTCAAGTAGCGTTTAATAGCGTATATGGATATCATTATCAAGTAGATTTTGGTAGCAATACAGCATTTAGAAGTTTCTGGAACGGTGGCGGTTCTATAACTTGGAGTTTTAGTTTTTCTCCAAATCCACAGAACGCACTCAACCAATCGTGGTATGATATGCTGACTGGAGTAGGAACCCTAGTGCTTACTAAAGATAGATTCTATCAAACCAATAACAATCCTAGCTATAGTGCAAGTCTCGGATTTACAAACGGTGTCTACGGTGGTAGTATGTTGGTCAATCCTGATCCTATTGCTAATCCTGGAATTACCAAATCGGCTGTAGTCACAGAAGCAGATGCAAATTATACATCTAACTATTTTGATTTCTACGTTGGCCTTGACAATTCAAATCTATTCCAGGCACAATCGTTAATTGTTATCATCGGATTGGTAAATCAATATTCAGGACAGGGTGGGTCAAACGCAACTTCGTCGGGAATTCCAGGAGTGTCGATGACTACAAATTATCCTTTCAATTTTTCTACCACCCAGACGCACGGGTATAATTACTTAGATGGTTCATATACTTACACACCTGGATATCCTGGAGTAGTTCCATCATCTTAAAAGGTAGAAAATGGACGATAGACTGATAAAAGCACTAGAACATGCTAATTACAGACAAGCATTAGGCGTAGAAAGACAGAGACTAAAAGACAAAGCACAAGCTGAACTCGTTATAGCTTTTAACGGCGGCATGTTTACAGTTGATAGAAACTTAATTGGTTTTATCAATGCAATCAAAGACTACGGATCAGCTGTTATATTAGATGATAATGGCTATCCTGTAGACATAGAAGATCTGGAAGCCTTCCAGGCTAGGGTACTTGGTACTTACTTTGAAGTTACTAATAGATACCTAACAGACTACAATCAAATCAAACAAAAAAGAACAGCGGCAAAATTGGTGGACCTATGACATGTGGTTGCGTAATTTTTGCCTATGATGGCGATATAGCCTATGGCCCACAAGCAGTTCTATCTGCACGATTAGTTAAGAAGCATCTTGGCATTCCTGTAACATTGATTACAGATGCCGCTACTGCTTCTGCTATTGACATTGGCGTATTTGAATCAGTAGTCTATTCCGATAACACAGATTCTGGCAACAAAAGAATACTTGCTGGCAAAGAAATATCTTTTAAAAATGGCAATAGAAATTCTGTATATCATCTAACCCCATATGATAGAACATTAGTAATTGACAGCGATTTCTTAGTCTTTAGCTCTAGATTGAAAGAATACCTTGATAGCAATTATGATTTTATGATATGCGAAAGCATGAAAGATCTACATCCTACTAGACAAGGAAGTCATGTACGATTTGATCCTGCAAGTTTAGATATGCTATGGGCAACAAACATAATTTTTAATAAGACTCCAGAAGTAGAAGCATTGTTTAACTTAGTAGATCATATCAAAGAAAATTGGCAATGGTATGGAGCTTTGTATAAATTTGATACAAGAAGATTTAGAAATGATTATGCATTTACCATTGCATGCCACACTATGAATGATTTCTACACAGCATTGCCTAGTCCTGTATTTTTTAATGATCAAGATAATTTAATCAAAGTGAGCAAAGATAATCTTGCATGGGTAGTAGGAATAGAAAATTTTTTAATAAAGACTAAAGATCAAGATGTTCATATGATGAATAAATTTGATCTGTTGGCAAACCTAGATAAATTATCGGAGTTGGCCAATGATTGAAAAAAGATTACCTAGCGGCTATTTTATGATAGCACTTCCTACAAAACAGTCAGATTATCTTAGACTGGCTTATGTCACAGCTCTTACTATTAAATTAACACAACCAGATGGATTTAATTCAGTATCAATTGCGACCAATCAAGTACGCAACGCACAAAATTTAAAATTGTCTTGGGTATTTGATAATATAATAGATTACGAAGGTCCTAAGGGAATGAACTGCCGTTCACGTGCATACGAACTAACTCCCTATGAAGAAACTGTGTTTATCGACGGAGACTTCTTATTCCTTAATGATGTTAGCCATTGGTGGCCACACATGCAGAAGCATGATCTTTGGTGCGCTACTCGTCCTATGACATTTCGCAATACTACAATGGAGGACAAGTATTATCGCAAAGTGTTTGTTGATAATAATCTTCCAGACTTTTATTCAGGATGGTTGTATTTTAAACAAAGCAGAGAAACGACTAAGTTTTTTGATGTGCTAAGAGCACTCACAGACTTTCCAGAAACTTGGAAGGATCAATTGATCAATTGCAAGTTTGAAAGTATACCTACTGACGAAGCATGCGCATTAGCCGCAAAGATGCTAGACATAGTTGAAGACATAAGTAACCCTAAATTGCCGTTTCCTAGATTTACACATATGAAACCAAAATCACAAGGGGTTGGACTAAGTGACGATTGGACTGAACACATTCCGTTTTACTATGACAAAGATTTTAATGTAAGGCTAGGTCCTTTTGTACAACAAGATATTTTGCATTACACAAAGAAAGATTTAATTTCTGATGCACTAATTAACCTATTGGAAGATAAAGTATGGAACAAATACAAAGACATTTTGTAAAATTTGACTCGTCTTCCTTGAATATACATTCTGCAGGACTGCACGTTCAGGAAGAATCTGGATACACAGTCAAGGCAGTTGATTGGAAATTGATAGAGCCATTCTTTGTAGAATTTAAAAATCTTGCAGACTATTATCCTATCATAGAAAACAACGAAGTTACGGGTTTTAGGAAAAAGAAAATAGCACATTCTCGAGTGGTAAAGAATGACGATAATGAAACTCTTAAAGTAATAAACCCATACGAGAATTTCATAGCTGATTGCTGTATTATGGTAAATCTAAAAGATAACCGATTAACTCTCAACTACGATAAAAATTATTTTGGTGCATTAACCAATCAGGAAAACATAGATAGGTTGACTTTGGTCAAGGGAAAGCAGTATAATTTACAAGTCACTCAAAAAGGTAACCCTTATTTCCTGTATGCAAGTTATACAGTTGAGTTAGACAATTTCCTGGAAGGTCGGCCAATTGAACTAGATTACACAGGACCCAAGGATATATCAGTTTATGCCATTACTAAAAATTAACGAAATCGATATGGTGTTTATCAGCTATGATGAACCTAATGCCGAAATGAACTTTGCAAAACTGTCAGCTATCGCTCCCTGGGTAAAACGTGTTCACGGAGTTAAGGGCAGTGACGCTTGTCATAAAGCCGCGGCTGATATTAGCGAAACAGAATGGTTAGTCACTGTAGATGCAGACAATGTCATTGACGAAAGTTTTTTAGATTTAGAAATTGATACAGATGTTTATGCTAATGCACAGGCATTCAGTTGGCCAGGCAAAAATATTATTAACGGACTACGTTACGGTAACGGTAGCCTTAAAGCGTGGCGCAGAGAGTTCATATGGAATATGCGTACACACGAAGCCGCAGAAGTTGGTAAGAACGATGTAGACTTCTGTTGGGAGTCAGGTTACATTCCGTTAGCCAAAAGCTATTCAGTAACTCATATTAATAAAACACCTTATCAGGCATGGCGTGCCGGATTCCGCGAAGGTGTTAAGATGTGTTTAGATCGTGGTATCCGTTGCAAAGGAGATACTGCTAGGGAAGCTATTTGGTGGGAAAATCTTTTTAGACTTAAAATATGGCTAACAGTAGGCAGTCATATAGAAAACGGTCTCTGGGCTATTGCAGGTGCAAGACAAGGCTGTTATCAAACTATGTTAACAGATTGGGATATAACCAGAGTCAGAGATTTTGATTTACTCAAAGAAGAATTTAATACTATTGGTGATGACGTTGAATACGCATGCGACTATTATGGAAAGAAACTACAAAACTTCTTTGAAGGAAAATTGCAATTAATAGATCCTGCACAAAGCGAAAATATGGTAGATCTATTCGAAGAATTTTACAGGCTCAATCGTGTATGATTTAATTTTTATCAGTTATGAAGAACCTAATGCTGAAGAAAACTATCAGCGTGTTAAGGCACGGTTCCCATTAGCTAAACGTGTAAAAGATGTTAAAGGCATACATCAAGCGCACATCAAAGCCGCACGTATGAGCTTTACTGAAATGTTTTGGGTAGTAGACGGTGATGCACAAATATTAGACTCGTTCAACTTTGATTACAAAGTTCCTGAATGGGATTTAGAATGTGTGCATGTGTGGCGCAGTCGAAACCCGCTTAATAATCTAGAATATGGTTACGGTGGAGTTAAGTTACTACCAAAGAAACTTACAATAGAAATGGATTTGTCTAAGCCCGACATGACAACCAGCATTAGTAAATTGTTTAAAGCTATGCCGGAAATCAGCAACGTTACAGCCTTTAATACAGATCCGTTCAGTGCATGGCGTTCAGCATTTAGAGAGTGCGTTAAATTATCTAGCAAGGTAATCGATGGACAAATTACTGCCGAAAGCGAACAGAGATTGAACGCATGGTGTTCATTAAATGAAACAGAACCATTTGGCGCACAAGGATATATGGGTGCTGTTGCAGGACGTGAATACGGGTCCGTAAATAAAGATGATCCGGATGCACTATTAAAGATTAATGATTACGAATGGTTGAAGGAAACATATGAGAAACTTACTAAAAATATTAATGAATCCACTGCATTGGTATAGAGAACGCAAACGCATTAAACAGTTACGAATGCGTGATCCTTATATATACAAATGATTACCTGGGGCATATCAGCTAATAGTCATAATGCGGCAGTTGCTGTATATGCTGATCAGCGACTGATATTTGCTTCCGAGACTGAAAGATACAGCGGTATAAAAAATGACCCTGATCTGAATAAAGATTTAATATACGATCTACACTTTCGTGGACTTACACCAGATAGAATTGTTTGGTATGAAAAGCCCTTGTTAAAAACCCTGCGCCAATTTACAGCAGGACAAGGATTGCGTCTTAAAGAAAACAACATCAGAAGATATCTAAAAGAGTATCTACCCACTACAAAATTAGAATTTGCCGGACATCATCATAGTCATGCGGCTGGCGGCTATTATACCAGCGGTTGGGACAACGCCTGTGTTATTGTTATTGACGCTATAGGAGAGTTTGAAACTGCCACAATCTGGGAAGGCCAAGGAAACAAACTTAAGAAGTTATGGAGCCTAATCTATCCGCATTCTATTGGATTATTTTATAGTGCAATGACTCAGCGTGTAGGATTGAAACCTAACGAAGAAGAATATATTCTAATGGGAATGTCAGCATACGGGGACGCAAGTAAACTATATTTTGATATGAGCCACGACTTTATAGACAACTACGGAAATTTAAAATTTATTCGTAACTGTCATAGAGGCGTTAAAGACTACAAGCCGGATGCAAGCGATTTTGATATAGCGGCTACTACACAAAAGATATATGAAGACTATTTTGAACACTTACTAATAAAAGCCAAGCGTCTAACTAAAAGTAAAAATCTAGTGTTGAGCGGAGGCTGTGCATTAAATTGTGTTGCTAATCGTCTTACAGGAAAGTATTTTGATAAGACATGGATAATGCCAGCACCTGGTGATGCAGGTAGCGCAGTAGGTTCAGTATTAGCAGTAGACAAAATGCATATTGAATGGCCAGGTCCTTATCTAGGACACGATATGGGCGGCACAACTACTAACGATAAGATCGTAACTTATCTGGAAGAAAATAAAATTTGCGGACTTGCTAGGGGACGAGCAGAGTTTGGTCCACGTGCTTTAGGTAATAGAAGTTTGTTAGCGGATCCTAGAGGTCCGGATATAAAGGATAAAGTAAATGCAATTAAACAACGACAACAATTTAGACCATTTGCTCCCGCAATTTTGGAGGAGCTATGTGACACTTACTTTGATATGCCTAGCGGTTGGAATAACAGTAGGTATATGCAAGTCATCGCTCGTTGTAGGGTTCCTGACTTATTTCCTGCTATCGTTCATGCTGACGGGACATCTCGTGTACAAACAGTCCCAAAAGATGGATCACCTTTCAGACAACTCTTAGAATTATGGTATGCTCGGACAGGATGTCCTATGTTGTTAAACACCAGCCTTAATGTTAAAGGAAAACCTATGGTGAATAATACTACTGATGCACGTAACTTTGAAAGTTTATATAAAGTTAAAGTGTTTAGTTGACCCAACCAAAATTGGTTAGCATCTTTTTCAAATTACTATCGTCTGGTAATTGATTTGCTACTATACGTGCTAGGCTTTGATTTTCGGAACACTGAGATCCTAGTACTGACATAATTTCATAACTAGACATCCAATACATAGGATTGACTGCCGCTACTAATTTTGAAATTTCAACATTGGCAGTCATAACAGCGGCTATCTGTCTTCTTACATCACCTGTTTGACCAAACTCAGATTGTAGTGCATCTGGTGCTGTTGAAGGATCTAATGCTATACTTCTAACAAGAGCTATTCTATTTTCATCTTGTCTTAATTTTTCTGCTTCAGCTAATTGGGCTTGCTCTTCAGTTAATTGTTTCTGAGCAATTAGCATTTCTTTAAAATTATCAAATGCCTCTACTGTTAATCGTTGTGCTTCATTAGCTTCAAATGTCATTTTTTCTTGATCTAGTTGTTGTTGCATTAACTCATATGAATTTCTATCTTGTAGAGCTTGCTGATATAAAGCATTGGCGTGTTGAACACCGTCATATACTAATCTTGAAAAATGAGAAGGATCATCTGTTCCTGTTGAAAGAATATCATCTCCAGGTCCTTTGAAACTAAAAGAATTGCCGTCGATGTTATATGTTATTACTCTATTGTTTTTAGAAAATCCTAAAATTTCTGTAAGATGATTTAACAGATTATAGGGAATCTTGCCGCTGAATACTTGCGATCCGTTGTCTTGAACTGTAAAATCTATTAAGGAAGTTGAAGTATTGTACATTGTGTTTTTATAAAATTATTTAAATCGGCTTGGATAGATCTAGCGTTAGTATGCCCGCACACTTGTTGAACAAATGTATCTGCATACGCAGTTGAAGCCTGCATTATTTGTATAGAGTCCTGTCTATTACAAATAAACTCCATTGGTCCAGCCCAAAATATGTTTTGAGTTACTGGATCTAAGAAGTATGAATCCCATACCGCATTAGGATAAGTGCCAGAGGTCTCATTGCCTTGCATAATATCAATAGCTGTTACTAATTTTTCATATGATAAAATTGCTTGCTGTATTATTTGTAGATAATTATCTTCAAAATTATTAGGAACAGCGATCATGTTCATCAAATTAATACCATGCGAATTATAAGGACGCTGTTGCTCAACATAGGTACAAACTAGACCAAACATATTAACTGACTGTATTAGTGTGGGCTTTTCTATTTTAACAGCGCCAGAATTGTCAACATAGTTGCTTAAAGTTTGCTTGAATGTTATGTCTGCTTCGTTGTCTTTAACAAATAGTTCATAAGTTTTACCATTGTTGTCAAAGTATCCTGCGTAGTCAGACGACCATAGATAATACCCAGTTGGTGCAATTTCCCAAATCCGTCCGCCTAGATAGGAATATCTAATTGTTCCTTGGAAAAAAGTATCAGCGGCTTCTGGAGTCCAGGTTAGGATTTTGTTTTTTAGTATATCTAGCATAAGTGATCCGTTTCTACGTTTATTTATTCAATCCTGTATTTGGGCATCTTGCTGTCTGCAGAGCTTACGCAACTGTCTGTAACACATAAAGTAGGAGATCTCAGCAGATTAAATTTTTCTAGTGTTCCTATAGACTCTTCCTTGCAAGAATATCCACGCTTTACTTCATTTCCTCTAATAATTAACCCTTGAAACCCTGCAGAGCATTTCCAACCTTTAAATTTGTTAAACCCTAATGCATTGAATCGTTCTGCTTGATCAATAAAGTAGTTGTTAATTCCGTCAGTTAGCCTAATTTGATATCCTTCTTGCTGTTCAAAATCATTCTGCATGATGCTAATCATTTCAGGCGTGTATCCTTGAACAATAGCAGTAGCAGTATCGTTGCTTTGCGGTTTTAGCGTAACATTGATACCGCGAGATCTAAAACGCTCGCAACGTTCTAATGTTTCGTAAAACTTTTCAGGAACCATAACTTGATTAATTGTAACATGAACCCTGTCATACATTAACTGTAAGCACTTTTCAGCAAACTCATTTTCTTTTGCAAATTCTGCATGAAAACTGGCAGTAATGCTTCGTCTTTGTAGCATTTCTGTAGCATAATGCCAACTTCTCCACCAATTTAGGCCTGGACTTAAATTAGTAGTCATGTGTATGCTTTGATAGAAACTTGTGGTCTCATCAAGATGTTTGATTAGTTCTAAAAGATGCTTGTACGCAGTAGGTTCTCCCCCGCTGAAGCTCCAGTGGAATTCGGTGAATCCATTTTCTCCGGCCTGTCTCTTTATTTCATTTACAGCAGTTTTATAAACTTCTAACTCTGCATAGTCTGGCTTATCGGATCTGGCATATGGCCAACAGTAAGAACATTTATAATTACAAAATCTACCTAATATCCAACTAACATTAAACCTAGGATTATCTAGTAATGTCTGTTGTCCAAAACTTTTTATTTCATTTAGCGGTATTGTCATTTTTTAGTTTTTGTATTAGAGGATTGAAGTAATCTTCCATCACAGTATCTGTGTACAGTTTTAGTTGATCGATTGAATCGATAAGATCCTTGTACTCTTTATCTGTCATCGACATAGTTAGCTGTCTATTCGATAGCACAGGGTGTTTTAGAGATGCTTTATAGAAGTCACCTTTATATACTTTATTAACGATAGTTTCGTGTGCTTTTGCACTAATGGCTTCTGCTACCTTCCAGCTGGTAATATCGGTTTCATCTTCCTTGTACCATTCCCAGAATCTATCTGGGTTAGGAATCTTGTAACCATATTTCTCATGATTAGTATCAAATTCGCTTTTGTAAACATATTTGGATAAGTCGTGATTTCCTACAATACTTAAAGAGAATATCCATCCTTGTGTTATAGGACAATCAGGCTCAGATAGATACTTTGCTGTTTCATATATAGAATCAGAGGACTCGTGTGGTAAACCTACTATGAAGCCTGCTTGTATGCTTACATCGGGTCCCCATATTTCTTGACATAGTTTAAGTGTTTCTTTCCTACGTTTAGCCGACATACCTTTTCCAATAGCCTTACCTGCTTTATCGTGGAATGTTTCTATGCCCATGTAGCACTGACCAACCCCTAATTCTTTTAGTATGTGTATCTGTTCAGGATGTACTGCTAATACATCTAATCGTAAGTAGCACCAAAAACTAATCTTAAAGGGCAACGAGTTAACAACATCTAAGAATGATTGTAACTTTTCAGTAGTATCATTAAATGTGTCGTCCATAAAATAATACTGTGTAGTTCCCCATCTTTCATAATTTTCTAGTAGCTCTCTTTTTAATGTTTCAGGATACTTTAGATAATCATGCATATTCTTTTGTCCAATCATAGGATATGAACAATAGGTGCATTTATATCTACATCCTCTTGAAAGCTCTAAGCTCAGAGTTTCATTAGGTTTGATAAAATCATATTCTGTATAAGATGTTGTACTTTCTCTAAAATCCCATCTAGGCAATCTAGCACGAGTATCGTGTTCTATTACTCTGTTGAATATTCTCTTAGGACCTTTTTTACTGAGTGAGTCAAGTAAGTCTAACATCATAGTCTCGGATAGTCCTATCATAAAATGATCGGCTTCTTTTATATCTGTATACCAATCAATTTTATTTCCGCCTAGCACTATTTTGGTTTTAGGATTTAGTTCTTTTATATAATTAAACCATTGGCCTGCATGCTTATTAATAAATGCAGTTAGCAACGACCCATTAAACGGATCTTCAACATTAGTTTTTAATAGTATCTCATCACTACCTCTTCTACGCTTATCGACTTCTCTTCCTGGATCAGCAGTTTGCGGAGCTTCTCCTTCTAACATAAGATAAGGAAGCCACGATGAACTAAACCCTACAACATAAGTTTCTGGTCCTACAGCATTGTTTAAGATTTCTTTATACATGTCGTAAGTCATTGCAGATATAAAATCTACAACCAAGCAGGTATATCCTTCGCTTCTTATTTGCGAAGCAAGTCTGTGCGAGCCGTACCCCCTAGTTTTGGTTAACGGTTCTGGAGTGTCTGTAAAGATTATTACATTAAACATTTTTTAATTTTTTCAACAATAGATTAAAATATTCCTGATGGGCCGATTCATAAAATAAATTATCAAAATCTATATTATATACCATTTGATTATAATCTTGGTCTGTCATATCTAATGTTGCTTCTCTATTTTTTAGTATAGGATGGTTAAATGAACTGGCATAAAAATCTCCCTTACGAGGACGTTGATAAGGAGCCAACTCTTTTGTAGTAGCATCTGCTATTTCTTGTGCCTTAACGAATGTATTGATATCAGTATCATCATCTTTGTGCCATGTAAGCAGGCCATCTATTCCTTCGTTTGGAAAGTAATACCCAAACTGTTCATAGTTATTATCAAACCAACTGGTTGGAAACCATTGATTGCGCTCTGTCTTTTTAATGATGTTTACAGGATAGCATGTTGATATATCTAGAGGACAGTCTTCTCGTTTTAACCATTCAACTGTTTCTCTCCAGCTGGCTTGTGTTTCATACGGCAGTCCTATCATAAAGCCACCCTCCATATAAACACGATCTCCCCATATCTCTTTTGCTTTGTATAAAGTATCTTTACGTCTGCTATTGGGCATGCCTTTTCCAATAGTCTTACTGCTTTTATCGTTAAATGTTTCTAGTCCAAAGAATGTTTCGGCCACTCCTAGTTCTTTCATTAGCTCTATCTGTTCAGGGTGTGCGGCTAACAAGTCAATACGAGTATAGCACCAAAACTTAATATCAAAAGGTAAATCGCGCATTACCTTTACCATCATTTCTAATTTTTCTGTGCTGTCATTAAATGTGTCATCTACAATAAAGTATTTGGTAGTCCCCCAACGTTCATAGTTTTCTAATAACTCGTCTCTAACTATGCTAGGATGCTTTAGATAGTCGTTGACATTTTTCTGTCCAATTAGCGGAAAATTACAAAATGCACATTTAAATCTACAGCCTCTACCAACTTCTAGTACAAGTGTTTCCTGTGGTTGGAGGAAATCTAAATCAGTGTAAGTTGTTTTGCTTTCTCTAAAATCCCAAGTTGGTGCGTGAGCTTTACGATCGTGATCAATGTATTTGTTGAAAATACGTTTTGTTTTACCACTGAGTTTATCTAGCAGATCAATCGTCATAGTTTCTGCTATACCAAATATAACATGATCTACATTTTGTAAGTCCATGTAAAAATCAGCCTTAGCTCCGCCTAACACTATTTTCAAATTAGGATTAATAGACTTTGGATATTTTAACCATTCGTCAACTTCATTAAGGCCAAATTTAAAGACTAGGTTATTTTTTTTCCAATCTTTTAAATCTTCTTTGTTATTAGATAGTTCATGTTCTTCTCCAATGTGATGACCTGGTATTTGATTACTGAACTCGCCAGGAGCTTCTGGATACCTATAAGGAAGCCATGTAGTAGAATATCCTACCATAAGTGTGTTAGGGCCAACTGTAAGATCTATGATTTCTTTGTATAGATCAAATGTAAGCGCAGAACTAAAATCTATAACGATACATGAATAACCATTAGCACGTATATGGCTGGCTATTCTATGTACGCCATATCCTCTTATCTTATGGTGTGGGTAGGGAGCATCTGCAAATAAAATTACATCGAACATGGTGTATTTAAGTTAAATATATACATAATGAAAAACTATGAGTCTGTCCTTGCATTTGGTGATAGTCATGTCGCAGGATGTGAATTAACCAATGCTAATACCTACGATTTTTACCTAAGCGGAGAAATATCATTAGAAGCCGCCGATGTACCTGGTAAAATGATAGCGTTTCCTGCTATTGTTGCAAAAGCACTAAAGGTTCCTTGCTATAATTATGCAATGACTGGCGGGAGTAATCAGCGCAGTCTAAGATTGTTAGGACAAGCATTAAAAAGACATCCTAATAGTCTTGTGCTATTTGGTTATACATCTCCTGACCGGAATGAATTCTACTATCCCGGAAAGAACTTATTAGGACAAGACGATGACGGATATCTACAAGTAGGTATGCAATGGTACGGTCCTATTGAAAAAGATCTTAGACTGTCTAATCTGCGTAATCCTATCAATGATATCTATGTAAAACAATTATTGCGCCCTGTTGATAATATAGATTCTTTTGCATATCTAGTCGATGCGGCATGTAAAGATGTTTGTCATTTAATGCTTAATCATACAACAAGCGATTTTGATAATTGGTTTGATTTTGAAGGACACGATAATTATAGCGATTGGGCAAAGGAGAAGAATTTTACTCGGATGCCTTATCTACATTACGGAAAAGATGCACACGAAGCATTAGCACAATTAATTTTAAAGGACATAGCATGACTTGGGGATATCACCTAATACTAGATTGCGGTAAGTGTAAAAGAGATATGATTACCAGCGACGATTCTATTAAAGATTTTTTTATTAAACTTATACCTATGATTGGTATGACTCCTGTAGGAGATCCTATGATAGAATATCTGTTACCAAGAACTCCAAACGCAGGGTTTAGTGCTATGCAAATGATATCAACGAGCAATATTACAGCACACTTTGTGGATGCTACATGCGAAGGATATATTGATCTGTTTAGTTGTAAAAAGTTTGATCCAGCAGTTGTTAAACAGTTTGTGCAAGACTGGTTCAAACCAGAAACTATAAAAGAAACTTGGTTAGAGAGACAGGCTTAAGGATCTTGTCGCATAGCATCTCTGCTACGAAATTGATATCTTTCTGGAACAGTATCCCATAGATTCATTCCCTTGTTTACAGCCGCATCACGTAACATGATTTGATGTAGGAAATTTGTGATAGGTTTGTTGGGCACAAAATCACACCACGGACCACAGCGCAGTTCTTCCATATCAATAGTCTTAGGATCACTCCACTGTATTAGTCTGTGTGTAATACCATTTATTTTAACCATGTAATGATATAAATTATCATCTGCAGGAATCTTTTCCCATGTCCAGCCTTTGCTATCTACGTATGCTTTAATTGCTTTAACATGATCGCTTAGATAGTAGCGCGGTTCGTCTGGATTGCGACCTATGTCACTTCCTGCACGTACACGATACTGCCAAGCACTGTTGCCTAATGCTTGTATTTCATCTAGTACATCGGGTATATGATCAATGTCTTCTAAAGTATATCCTACATAGTATACCATAATACCTGCATCAACACAGTTCTGTATACCTTGCAGTTGTTTTGCATGTACAGTCTTTCCTTGATATGTAGGATGATTCAAGCCTATCATTACTGCACGACAACCTGCATCTTTTATTTGTTGTACCCAATCACGATCTGCAAATCGCACTCCGTTAGTAAGGATAGTAATATCCTGATGCGTTCTATTAGTACGCACCTGTAGTTCGTGTATGGCTTTAATAAGTTCTGGAAGGTCTTTGCGTAGTGTAGGTTCGGCACCTGCAAGTATAACACTACCAGCATCATCTGGCCAAGACTCTATCTGGCTAAGTATCAATTCTATTGGTTTATCAGTTGTAGCACTTTCGGGCTCATGATAACAATGCGGACATTTGAGATTACACCGATCAGTAACTTCTATCATGATTCCGCTAGGAACGTCGTATCCTATAGAATCAAATTCTAGAGTATTATAAAATTCAGAATCACGTTCTATCATATATTCGCTTGTGCCGTGTTCTGTACAAGTTTTACGCATCCAAACAGAACCGTCACGTTCAAACTTTTCAGCAGGTACGTGTCTATAGCAATGTTCGCATAGAGATAAAGTTAATGCCATCTAGGTCCTTTTGATAATTGTTCTAAGAATACATCTTTATTTAGACGCCAAAACGTTTGCATGTGTCCTCTATATTCTTTATTGAACGCTAATTCTAAACACCCTGTAGCGGCCAGGGCAGGTCCCCATATTGTGTGTACCAGACGCTGTGTACCAACTTCACTAGGATGCGTTGTAATATACATATCATGATCACCTACCCACTCTATGCATTGGGGAATAAAAAATTGTGCTGTAACATTTTGATGAGAAGTTATTCCTTCTCTAGTACGCAAATGATCTATAGGCATCTTATCAGTAAACGCACAAGTTCTTGTACATATCCTATATCCAATATCATCTAGTGTATGTGCGGCTACTGATCCAACAGCAGTATTTTTATAATATAAAATCCAAACATTCCATCGTTGTTCATTTTTAAAACAATCTATCATAGCTTTTTGACTAGAGTTATTTGTAAATCCTCTACGCTCGGCTTCAGCATAAAATTCAGTTAGATCTAAATCTTCAGACCAAGGCTTTAAACTATACATTTGACTCGCTCGATAAATTCTTTTGGATAGTTTGTGCTAAAACTTTCCCAACACAACTGATCCATAACTGTCCACGGCTGTGGCTTATCCCATTCAATACCTAGTGTATCTAAATGCTTACGCATTTCATCTTGCCTTGTAGAATAGATATGACTTTCGACATCTTGTATACTAATATTGGGTTCAGTATTTCTATAGGTAAAGAAGTAATTAATACTCTTTAGTTTTCTATCTACTACAAAGTAACTGCTAGGATGCATACTATACTTGTGCCATCCTAATGTTTTATGTATCTTAATGATGTTAAGCATCTGTTCTTGCCAATCCGGTAACACACTATTATAGTTTGCTATATCACACCCTGCTTGTTCCCAAAAATCGGGGCCGTCTATTTCTAAATATAACTTTCTAGAATCTAAATCTATGTTCTTAATCGTAGGAACTAGGTGTGGATATGTATTCCGCATTTGAGTCAAATAGTTCACTTCACGCAACCACTTCTCTTCCATTTTGGCAGGATCAACTACTTGGTTTTGTCCTTTGTGATATTCTGTATCATTGTGGTACCACTGAACAAACGTTTTTTTATCGGCTGATATCAGGCTGGTGTAAATAAGATTATTGCGTGTTTGCCCTACTCCAGGAACATTGTTATAGTAGTATTCGTATTTCATGTAAGTAATTATCAAAGGAAAAAATGATTAAAGGTATAAACGGCCAACCATATATAGATATGACTCCATACATTAATATGGATTCATTCGAAAAGCTACAGCCAGAGATTATGAAAGGATTTGCCTTAGCGAGAGAGTTTGCTAAAGAAGGAACTTGGATGTCTCCTGGTTTTACCTTTAATGATATGAGTTATCTCTTACACTGGAAACCTATCTACAAAGCTATGGAAGAATTTACAGCTCTGTCCGATTCTGATCCAGTAAAGCTAAACGGCATGGACCTAATGCCAAATGATTTTAAAGACTTTAAACAGCGCAACATATTCACACGCTATCTAAAGATGGCGCTAGGAGCATATGATCCTTACATCTACTATTATCTATGGGAAGAAGGATCGTGGGACAATAGGACAGCAAAAAGAAATTTAACAGAAGAAGCACAGTATTTTCCTAATACAGTAAAATGGGTTGAGGATTTAATTACCTTAGGGATATTTGAACATATAGGCCGTGTTATATTCTTTCATTGTGAAGCAGATGGTATTCCGTTTGAACATAGAGATTTAGATGCTAAAAATGGTATAGATGTTGTTAAGCCTCACCGCAATGAGTTTATACACATTCGCCCTAACACAAAGAAAGCCATGTACCTTTGGGATCCAGAAACTAAGGATAAGACATATCTTAATACTCGTGCCGCTTGGTGGAATGATGTTGACTGGCACGGAGGCGAACGTATTATGGAACAAAGTTACAGCCTACGCATTGATGGCAAGTTCACTGAAGGATTCCGCAAACAACTAGGTATTAATCATTTGGAGAGCTACTAATATGATGAGTGAAAACTGGGTTCAATTAGAACACGGAGTTTATAATCTTTATAAGAGCACAGACGGTAATTTCTTATGTCAAGAATACGAAATTAAACCGCAATATGATATGTTGCTAATGCGTTCTTGCTATATTAGAGATTTAAACTTTGTAGGCGGAGAACTCGAGCAGTACAGGTGGTGCGCTAAACTTGCCAAAGAAGAAAAAGATGGTTATAAAATATATCTAAGATTTAGCGGACACATTTGTCAGGACATAATCAATAGAGGAGAACAGCTCGAAGACTATTGCCCTGATTGGAAACAGCAATTAGAACAGATATGCTTGGATCTACATAAAGCTCAGATATACAAGCTATCTATGTATCCTAAATGTTTTTTCATAGACGAAGATAAAGTTCTAAAAACATTTTCATTTTTTAGTGCATCTAGATACCTTGAACAACCTATGAATATGCAGTTATATATGCCACTATTGAATAGTGAACGAGCTAAGTTAGTTAGACAACTAATGATTGGTAATAATTTGGATATGAAACTATTAAATGAAAAGGCATTTAAAGAATATATCAAATGGCCTGACGATGTTCTTCCTGAGATATATGATCGAGTGTACGGCTCATAGCAACTAACGACTCTTGAATATACATTTCTTGTTTTGTATATTCTTTTAGTACTTGCAATATTTGTTGCATAGCTAATTGATGTTTAGGATGACTAGGAATTGTAACATCATGTTCACTAAAATTATCCCAAGTACCCCAATCATCTACTTTACTCACAACACCTTGAAAATTAAGTCTTTTACACATTTGAGCAAAATTAACAAGATCCTCTGCATTAGCTGATTGCATTACATAACGTATCTTGATTTCGGCATTAGGTAATAGATGCCTATTGCTAGATAACCATTCTAGATTTTCTTCCAGCACATCGAACTTACCGGGCGATCGGACTACTTCATATACTTCTTTAGTACCTGCATCCACACTTACTAACAGTTCAGTAATCTTAGAAACAATATTAGAATCGGGTAATAATTTTTTCATCAAGAGCCCATTTGTTTGGAATATAAACTCCTGTGTATCTTTTGGTTGCCAATCGATAAACAAGGGACGTAGTATTCTACTTGCAAATACATCGCCGCCGCTGGTTGTGATAGTGATAGGCTTATCAAATTTTTGTACTAATTTAAGAATGTGATCTATTATGTTCTTTCTACGTTCGTACTCTGGACCACTGTTTAACATAATAGGTTCACGTCTACAACTAGGACATGCTAGATTACAACTCTCATCAACATCAATGCTTAACTTATAACGAGATAGATGTTGATCCATTTGCAATATACCACAATGTTCTACAGCACAGTAGGTATACTTGTTTTCTATCTCTATGTCTTTTTGTAGTTCCTTGGCAATAGGGCTTGTCCAAACATCTTCCAACGATTCAAAATCTAATATATTACCTACAGGAATTGGTAAAAATACTTCGCATATACAAACGTGACAGTCACCCCTAAAATCTATGCTCAAAGCACGTGAGGGAATATTGCAATCGTATTTCCATACATTAGGTAGATCTGCTCCACGCTTATAGGACTTTAATCCTGGATGGTATGCATACTGTTGCTCTAACTGTATTTCTATATATTTTTTTTCGTTCATGCGGTATAATAAGTATTCGTATGTTTAATTATTTAGATTTACCAACCCTTCCAGACTATTTAGAAAAACAAATATTATCTTTGGTTGAAGGATCTATTGATCATAGCATAGAAGATCTAAACATAAAAGCTTCAAACACTGTTTTAGAAGAAGTTAAAAAGTTCAAGTACAATCTTGAGGATTCTTTAGGGTATCCTCTGTCAGAAGCTACAGGAGATATTGCTAGGTTTGATTTCTTAGATGTCAGTGATTCAATAGCTGATTGGGTTTATGAAAATATAGGAGAGTTTGCCTATATAAGCATACAACACATGCACGGAGGTAGGAACATTCCTCCGCACGTTGATGAGATACGATACAAAGCCTACAACTACGTCATCTCAACTGGCAATGCTACTACATCGTTTTATCAACCAAAACAAGAATTCAAACATTTATCTGTTTATCCGCATACAACTTTTACAGAAGATAGGATAGAGTTAATTGATCAAATAACAATAGAACCTCGTAGATGGCATGAGATCAATACGTCTATGATACACAGCGTAAACAACTTAGACTATCCTCGCATCTCGTTATCGCTAAGTGTTGTAGATATAAAATAACTCTATACCAAAACCAGTATCATAATAATCTACTTTTAGAGTGGGATACTTTTTTATTTGAATAGCTATTTCACTTTTGCTATAAGCAGATTGAATACATAGTTCAATCATAGGATGTAATTTTATTAATGCAGGATCATCTATCGAAGAAAAATAAGATAGCACGGATCTGATTGAGCTTGCATCATCGGGCCTTAACCAATCACATATTAAAATTTTAGTATTGTCGTGTGACAGTCTAAATACAGTCTCCCAAAATTGATCAACATTATCAAAGTGTCTATATCCGTAAGTGCTTACTATATTATCGTATTGTCCTGTTAGGTTAACTATATCTCCAACTATTAAATCAGCGCGATGTTTTAGCATATCCGGAGATTTATCACAGCCCGTGATAGATAAATTAGGATTAAATTTTTTAAATTCATCACACAATTTACCAAGCCCACAGCACAAGTCTATTAGCGATCCATTAACAGATTTATGATACTTCAAAAACAATCTAATAAAATGTTCATTCTCATCTTTAGGATCAATAAGATTATATAGTTCTGCTACTTGTTGATTATATGTGATTTCTGCTGTTGATATACGTATCATGATAATATTTATTAACAGCGTACTTAACTATAAATATCCCATGCTCACACAAATCTTTCCTATCAACATCTATAAGACCAAAATACATGGTGTTGAAACTGCATTGGATCAAATAATGCCAAAGGTAAAACCTATATTTGAAGGACTACATAGTGCGCACCCAGATTTTTCTTCAGGAGTAACTACTACCTTTAATGTGAATAATAAACTACATGAGGATGAGTCGTTTAAAGATATAGTTGAACAGCTCAATGTTTGTATTGCAGACTGTTGGAAACAATTTAAATTTTATAGGGGTCTGGATCCATTTATAAGCGAGTGCTGGATGAATCGAAATAGCACAGGCTCTGAGGTAATCGCACACAATCATGCTCCGTATGTCTTAGCAGGTGTTTTATATCTTAAGGCAGACAAAGACATGGGGAACTTAGTGTTTGAAAATCCAAACTCACTTGTTGCATCTATGCAACCATACGACTATCAACGTCCAGAAGATGTACCAGAATGGTTAGAAACGAGTATAGAGATTCAAACAGGAGATTTGATATTATTTCCGGGCTGGCTACGACATAAGACACGAAAGAATAACACAAACGATTATAGATACGCAGTATCGTTCAATGTAGGATGTAAAGGATCAGATTGGATGATTGCAAATCGTGAATGGGATATAAGAAAATGAAAATTGTTATAGTTGGAGGCGGTACAGCAGGATGGTTAGCGGCTTACTATATTTTAAAATCTCAACCAGAACAGCAGGTAACAGTAATTGAAAGTTCTGCAGATGGTATTATTGGAGTCGGTGAAGGATCAACACACATACTTGGAAGTATTGTAAATGGTAGATCTGTTGATTTTTGCATAGACATAAAAGATTTTATAATTAAGACCGATGCTACATTCAAGCAGGGCACTAAGCACGTAAATTGGACTAAAACTCCTAGTACCTATCATAATCCTTTGGATTTAAATTTTTCTAGAGACCCTAAACTAAATGATTATCTAGCACTACAGATATTGTGCGAAGGTCCTATACATGCTATTAGTGAATTAGGCATGTTCATTGATGAAAAAAGATCTGTTGTAAAACAAGACGAATCAGGAGTTTCACCTACTGAGGGATTCAGCTATCACTTTGATGGTCACAAGATAGGACGCTACTTTAAACGACAAGTTTTACAGATGGGCGGAGAATGCATAGATTCTCGTGTTGAGAATGTGTTTCAAGATGTACATGGTATTGTAAGCATCAGACTGCATAACAAGCAGTATGTAGAAGGCGATTTCTTTATAGATTGTACAGGATTCGCTAGGATACTAATAGACAAATTAAACACGGGCTGGAAAAGTTATAAAGATCATTTGCTTTTAAATTCTGCATTACCTTTCTATCTACCTTACGGATATGAAAATCCAATACGCCCACAACCTGTTACTACAGCACACGCATTATCTGCTGGGTGGGCTTGGCAAATACCTACACTAGAAAGATACGGATGTGGATATGTATTCTGTGATGAATTTATGACATTCAATCAAGCAGAGTTAGAACTTGTACAATATTTCAAATACGATATAACTCCAATTAAACAAATTAAATTTGAACCAGGTAGGCATCAAACACCGTGGTTTAAAAATTGTATCGCACTAGGATTAGCTTCTGCGTTCATTGAACCATTAGAAGCAACCAGCATACATGCATCTACCATACAACTTACTAAATTTGTTGAAAATCTAAAAATGACTAGAGAAGAAACTTGTAATAAATCTGTGATAGATCGTTACAACAAAGAAATAGGTGCAATGTACGATGATATAAGAGATTTTATTATCTTACATTATCTAGGAGGAAAAGAAGATACTCCTTTTTGGAAACACGTAGCTAACACTGATATATCTACTGATTTTGTTAAGCATGTTTTAGAAATAAGCAAGCATCGATTACTAACAGAAGAAGACGTCCCTAATCCTGAAAATAGTATTGGGCATCAGGCTTGGAATCAAATACTATCAGGGTTGGGCTTTATATCAAAAGATGTTGCTAGAGCACAGCTTCAAGGCAAAGAAGAATCAATTAGAGCAGAATATGAAAGCTGGAAAGCAAATAGAATACAGCTCATGGAACAAGAATATAAAACAAACCTTGATGTTACTTTTGGAAAATATTTTTCGTAATGGATTCAAAACTATTATTTCCCTATGCAACTAATAGCTCACAGTCACTTCGTGTAATACATGAATATATAGACTACGGGTTCGTTGACAACGGATCTCCTAAGATGGATTTAAGTCTAGGCAGTTGCGGTTGTTTTCCTATAGGATTTAAACGCACAGACATAGTGGACTACGTATCAGAACAGATGAAACAAGCTCCATTTAGTAGCGGAGAATTTTATACTACACATCCTGCTGTAATAGAATTAGGTAATCGCTTGTATAATATGAGCCAAGGATATCGCAGTTTCTTTTCAGTAAGTGGCAGTGATGCTATAGAAGGTGCTATTAAAATAGCACAACTGTATAACGGTCGCAATAAATTTTTAGGATTTACTAAAAGCTATCATGGTAGCACTTACATGAGCTCAAGTATTAGCGATGCCACATATATCACAAATACATTTGGAAAGGATTCTCGTTGCATTATTAGCAATTACACATTAGATAACATTACTGATGATCTATGTGCTGTGGTTATAGAAACAAGTAGTTGGCAAAACGGATTGTATAATCCAGGTAAAGAATTCTGGCAAGGACTACGTCAAGCATGTACCGATAAGAATATAGTTCTTATTGTCGATGACATCGCAATGTGCGGTGGGAAGACTGGTTCATTCTTTGGTTGGAAAGACGTAGTCCAACCAGATGTCTTTACTATGGGCAAAGCATTAAGCGGGGGTTACTTTCCGCTTAGTGCTACCTGCATAAATGATCTAGTGTTTAATAAAGTTAAAGATACTATGTGGGCACACGGATTCAGTTACAGTTTCAATCTAAGTGGTATATACTCAACTCTTGCCTATTTAGATCTGTTAGAAAAAGAACAACTACTAGATAAAGTTCCTCAACTAATAACCTGGACTAAGGAGTTAGCTGATAGATTAGTAGAGCAAGGATTGATTAAGTCCTATACCAATCACGGTCTTGTGTTTAATCTAGTGCTGTTAAACGAAAAGCCGCTTGATACCTTGTTTGAAAGCTTCTTATACAAGCACGGCCTTTATGCAGGACTGTGGAATGAAGGAGGCAACGGACTGTTGTTTATCGTGCCGATCACTGCTCCGCCTAGCTGGTTCGTAAGATTAGAGTCTTGCCTAACCAATGCATTAATTGATTATGCGTCGGCTTTCGCCCTCTCTAGCTAGATCCAAAGTCATACAATGTATTCCGCTTTCCCAGAATAGTCCGTGTCGTTGTTTTACAACGTGCGGTGTGATTCCATACCCTTCTAATAATTTAAACAGTTTAGGCTGTGTGTTAGAGAATATAATATTCTGTGGATCTACTACTAATACATTACTGTCAAAGAATACATCTTGTGCATACCCCTTCCATTCAGTTAACCATGTATCGATCCATTCTTTAGTAAACTTGCCCCCTGCTTTAGTATAACCAGCTATAAACTTTTCATCGTCAAACTTGTCAACTAATGTAGAAAACTCAACGATCTCTTTGTTGCGTAAAGGTTCAGGCACCCATTCTTTATTGGCACAAAATACTAGATTGTCATTGGCCATAAACCAACCATGATCAATATGTCCCCAACTCTTTTGGTAGTTACGGCCAGCACTAATAATAGTTCCCGCAGGTAGATTACGACTCATCCATTCTAGTCCTGCTTCTGTTCCTGGACCCTCTGTGTTTGTTATTAACTTACTCCCGCACTTAAACATTGTAGCGGTATGCCAAAGTATACGATTATTCAATGTATGATGATAGATATCTTTACCGTCGGCCCACCATTTGTCTTGGTGCAATGCTTTTAACACAGGGGGCGGCTGGCTAATCCAATTATACCCTTCGTCAAACTTTTCCTTGAATATATGATTATAGTTAATGCTATCAAAATATCTATCAGGCATGCTGGTATATGTTTGATATATTGTTTTACCATATGCGAGATACTGATCTCTAGGAACAATAGGTGCAGTAGGATTTAATACTTTAAAATATCCTAAATCTATATAAGATTTATATTCAGGAACTTTTGGTCTATGTACTTTAATTTTTAATCGTGTTAGATAATCGGCTAGATTTTGTAAATCTTCTTTAGTTTCTTCTAGTATCTTATTAAACTGTAGTTCTGCACCCTTAGGTAGTACTGCATCTAGTGTGCCTGGCTCATAGCAATCTCCAACGATTACTTCCTGTAACGGATCCCAATTTGTCCAAATACTCATTTTTCTATTCCTACGTTGAACGCTAATGTATATCTTGTCTCATCTGAAAACACAGGAGTAGTTCCATGATGCATATATGATTTGAAAATTAATACTTGTCCTTCTCTAGGTCTAATAATATGTACACGTTCGGACTCCGGAGTAAAACTCTTATAGTGTTCGTGTTGTGCTATATTGTCTAGATCGTGTTGTGGACTGTTGAAATAAAACATTCCGCCTTTCTGCGGTTGTTTGATGAACACTACTCCGGATACAAACTTAGGAAGATGTGTATGTCCTGGAATATATTCTTTCTGATTATATTCAGTTATCCAGCTGTCTTCAAGCACGAGTGTTTTTATATTAGCCGCTTCGGCGTATTCGTGTATCAGTTGTTTAACACGCTTGCGAGTTTCTGGACAATAGTTTAAGATATTCATGCAGATAAATTTATTATTAACAAATTCCTCTGCGTTGATTACTAATTCATCAGTTGGATTATTTTTTATATAATCTAATATCTCGGCTTGGCAAATATCCCAATCAGGAAAATCTGTATCTAGTATTAGATTAGGAAATAGGTGTTTTATCATTTCTCTGTTATCTCTTTCAAATAGTCATCGGCCCAGAAGCTGTAGTAACTTGTTTTCTTTAATTTATCTCTAGCGGACTGTAGATCATCTCTCCATTGGCACAAGATAAAGTTATAGCGACCATTGTTTGTTTGTACACCATTTATAAATGTGTCCTTGTCTTTATGGTCCGGCAAGAAAACCATTTCCGGATACAGATTATTGTATTCTACTGCTATGTCATTTATTTCTTCAATAGTATAATGATCGGGCAGTTTATATATGATTAGATCAAAAGCCCATGGAGGTGGATCTATATCGCTACCATCTGTTTCAATTATGCTTACATCACTATTCTTAGCAAAAGGACATACTGGCATACCGTCCAGCTCAGAACGCGGTTGGCTAATATGCGTTATCCAATAATCAATATCCATTTAGAACTGTGAAACTAGAAATAAAGTTTCTTCCATTAATACTCTGTAGCACAAGATCTATAGTTTTAACTAGATCATCTACTGTAATGATACTGTTAGTCTTAACAATTTGATCATACAGTTCTGCACCATTTTGTTCTACAGTATCATAAGGGTTATAAAAATTAGTCTGTACCACTCCTGGCATTACAACTATGCTTTTACAGTTGCTACCGCTATGATTAATTTCCCAACTGGTTTTATTGATAGCATACTTTTCTTCTCCGTAAGGAGTTAGCCAAGGAAAACTATCAGGAATATCCGCTAGAGGTTCTGCGGCAATACTGCTGGTGTTGATTATAAAATGATTATCGTGCCAATGCTGTTGTTGCCACAACTTCATCAATTCAACTTGTGCATAATGATGGTAAGCATTGTTAATGAATAGATCGCAGTCTTTTGTAAATTCTACTATCAAGTCTTGATTAGTTTTATTGCTGATGTCAAAACCGTTGTCTTTGCTGAACCCTTTAACATTGCATCCTTTAGCTGTAAAATATTCAAACAATCCTTTTCCTATGCCACTGGTATGTCCTGTTATCGCTACGCTTTTAAATTCCATTCCAGTCTCCGTTCATATGCCATGTTGGTCTAGTAGTATTGAAATCATCTACCATAATAACCATTGCATCAGGAACATGTGTTTTTAACTTATCAAACAATACTGTTTTATTATATATTCTAGTTTTTAAAGGAACAAATGGCGCAACAGGATCGTAATTGAATATATGACTTAGATGTATAAGTGTGTTAGGTACGTTATCTACCCATACCCTTACCGGCAGTTCTGTGTTAAGAACAATATCTTGATGATGGAATTCAAATTTAACTGTGTTCATCATATCTATCCACATCTTAGGGTCAACTTGTTGTTTATCACCTGTCATAGTAATAAAATGTTCACCTCCGGATGACAGTATACTTTTACGATTCTCAACGTATTCACGCACAAAATTTATGTAGTTTGTATCAGCGTTCCAATTAGAAATAATGTAATGCATACATTCTAATGCAAATAGATTATAATCTACAAAACGCACTACGGTATTTTCATTGTATCCATAATACAACAAGTATTCATACCATTGTAGTCCGCTGGCTTGAATTACTAACTGTTGTATCGGTCCTTTAAAATCTATAGCAACAAACTCTTCTGTATTATACGGATAGAATAAGGCTTGACTTGCAACACTATACTTTCCGTATAGATATGAGCTTGCTGGCAAGAAGGCAGGTTCGTAATTTGGATAGTAGTGCTTTTTGTTTTTTCTAAACACGCTAGGAAACACTTTGACAATCTCATTATTTGCTAATGCCACTGATAATATATTCCAACCGTGCCATTTATGTTTGTAGTTTCTTTCGTTATGTCCTGGCAAGATCCATAGTGGTGTGTAATCGTCGTGTATATTAAGATCACTACGGGCAGGCTCTACTTGTGTATGTGGACTATAGAAAGCAAACTCTCCTACAATAGGAGAACCTAACTCTTTATATTTTTTAAGGTTGATGATATAGCATTGTTCGTGTAATTCATAGTAGCCATCATCTCTATCAGGTATATGTCCTATTAAGAAAAATGCTCGATCACTGTTTACAGTTCTTTCTACTTCATCAAAGAAAACGCTACCATTAATAAATTCGGTACCTGTGCTTAATACAACTGCATAATCATAATGAGCAGATGCTTCTCTTAGAAGATCGTCTTCATCAATCCCTTGTATTACGTTGTAGCCTTTATCTAGTATATTGCTAACAACAAAATCGCTAAGATTTTTCATTAGTTCAGCCGTCCACTGTGTTTGGCAGGAACTTATCCTATCCAACACTATGTATACTATTTCGGTAGAAGCTTCGGGATTATTAAATTTGACCATAATGTTTATTATAACATCTTACAAGCATTTCGCAAAACTCTTCTTTACGATTACCTAAAATTATATTAGCGATCATATGTACTCTAGACTTGCTACTGTGATTGAATACTGCGTGATCTTTGCTAATGTTTAACAAAAAGATTTTACCTTCTGTCCAAGGAACTATTTTACCATCTAATTCCATTGTACAATTTACAGGATGGCTTATTGCTAGGTTGATGGGCAGGATTGAGTCTAATGGATCTATACCCTCAGGCAATGTACCATCATTGTGATAATCTATATATCCGCCCGCATCTATCTTCATAAAGCGTATGCGAGTATATCTTTCTGCAGGAAATTCATTTTTCCAGAAGTTAGTTATTACAGGAGTCTTGATAGATAGATCCGTGTATTGATAAGGTGCAGTGAACTCGTCATATCCATAATTGTTTGCTGTATATGTTTTATCTATACCTAGTCCGTGCAAGCAACAACTGCTCCATAGAGAGCTTGCACTATCTCTATATTCGGTATAATATTGTTCTGCTTCTAATGCTTGCTGTTTCCAAACATCTACATTAAATTTTAAATCTAATTCAAGCCAAGGGATACTTGTATTCTTTAATATAGTACGAGCTTGTTCTAAGATATCCATTTTTTAAATACCTCTAATGCTTGATCCATAGTCAGTCCTACTTCAGGATTAGATTTTAAACTGACATCACAACTGATGCACCAACGAGGACCTTGCGTGTGATTTGTAATATTATGTGGAACACCAGTTTGAACGATGCTAGGCCATTTAACGCTATGTGAATACACATGAGTTACTTGTTTTGGCTCATATAGAGTATATGGTGTTCCTGCTTGTGTTTCTACTTGCTCAGTTGTTGTAACGTCATTATTAAGTTTATACCAATGCATCAAACTACCAGCTCCGCCAAATATAAAATTAACACATGCTCTATCGCCTACTGCATATCCATCTATATGTATACCGCATTGTTGTCCGGGAGGTGTATAAAATATCAAAGGAGGATATGTCATTACTAGATCTTGATCAGATAGCCACTGTTTAAAACTATTAGATACATCCGCTTGATCAGCGAACCATATTGCAGGCTCATCTGATGTTTGGCTTAGTATAGAATAGTCTGCAAGGGGACTAAATGGAATCTTTAGATCAACAGCATATTTCATTTTGCATAACCTAAGAAATTAAACAAGAATTTTGGCTCTAGCCCCATGTTCATACCGCCATGCCATTGTTGCCAATCGTCCCATTCAAAGACATCGCCTTGCTCTCTGTTGTAACAAACTTCGCCTTCTAATATAAACACTTGTCCAAATGCAGGCTTATTAATGTGGCAAGTAAATCTTTTAATGATTCCTTTTTCTAACATTTCTACTTCGTTGTCTGTTATATCATAATGCCACGGAACAATGTAGCCCGGTCTAACACTTGTTATCCAACAACCAATAGGAACTACGTTTACATAATCTGCAAACTTGTTTACTATATCTTGAGGGCAGTCATAATCAAACCATCCTACTGCTTTGTTGCCATCATACCCTGCACGTTGCCATAGCTTTCTTAATGCCGCAACTTTAGGATTATGATGTATATCATCTTCTTGATCGCTACCTCTGAATCGTCCTTCTTGAAAATTGAGTTGTTCAATTAGCGAAGGCCAATCAATTAGATTAGACGAATTGCCTACAAACTTCATACCTTCACTCCTATAAAATTAAACAACCATTTCTTTTTGAGCCCGCAGTTTCCACCAGCATGCCATGCTCTGTGAGAGGACCATTGATGTGTGTATCCAGATTCTTGATTTGAAAATACTTGATCGTCTACAATGAATACATGTCCGGGTTCTGATATTCCCATGTGTGTAGTAAATCTAGTTAGCTCACCTAGTTTAAGATGCTCTTCTTCATTGTCATCTATATCCCAATGATAGGGCGCATATTTTCCAGGACGTATAGAGCTGACCCAAGCACGTACACATTTATATCCTAGCCATTGGCTATAATCTTCTATTATCTTTTTGTCAAAATGTTTTTCTGGATAATAGTTTACCCATTCAACTGTGCCTGCTTTGTCATATCCTGCATGTTGCCATAATTCAATAATATCATTAAACCTACCATCGGTGTTTTGATAAAAATCTATTCCGTATGTTCTGATATCACCTTGTTGCGGATCAAGAGCTTGTATCAGCTCATACCAATTAATATTAGAACGACCTATAAACTTACTCATGTAAAATAAATCCTTCTGGAATACAACTACGCAATGATGATAATGATTCAGAACTAACTTCAAATGATACAGAAGCATCCAATATTTTAAAATTACGCATCCATTGATATTTGTTTTGTTTATTCAATTCTGGACTGATGTGCATATCAAATCTATATCTAGATTCTTCTTTATCATCTAAGGTTGACTCAATAGTAACAGGAACAAACTTGCCCTTATGACCGTTCAATAATAAACATCTTACAACTAACTGTGCCCTAACACCTCTTCCAAAATTAGCGGCTGAATGCTTTTTACCTGCATCCATATAGTACCAGTGTCCGTCTGCCTTTAATTGATGCAGTTTACTAGACAATAGATCAGCTATGTAACAATCAGTACCACTTATGTTCAAATGATAACGATTATCTATGTCCGAATGCGATTGATAGCAGTTACCTTCATCTAACAAGATAATACGTGCTTCTCCGTGTATTGTACCTAGGGATTTTAATATAGTTTCCCATACTGTATTCTTATACTCGTCTTTTATAATCCAGGGATCGTAGAAGAAATCGCCGGTAGGCTTGTTGATAGTCAAGCGGAATTCGTCAGATGGTAAATTGTTTTTGGCAATTTCTATAGTATCCAAAGAGACATTAAAAGAGGTTTTAGTTAGCATAGATATATTTAACACCATTAAATGCGTACATAAATATTTCTATGCATATAGATCATAATCTCATTCGTGAAAAAATTAGTCAAGATGAATGGAAACTTGCGTACAATCTAGCTAAAGAACCAGGTTGGCCGGATTACGTTAACCCAACATCCATTACCAGCAACCCTTTTGATGAATACCCAAAAGACATAGCTGAAAAAATTATAAATGTTTTTTATAGCTTTACCAGCAAAAAAATATTCAGCACAGGATCTATCAAAGTGTTTTATGAAAATGCGCTATATGGTGGAGGTATAATTCAGTCTTCGTATTATTTAGATATCATTCGGTCTAGGTATAAAGACAGAATTTTTAAAAAATGTTACGAATGGTGTTCGGGTCCTGGATTTATTGGTTTTTCATTATTAGGAAACAAATTGTGCAATTCTGTATGTTTTTCTGATATTTACAAACCTGCAATTGATTGCGTTAAAGATTCTATCAAATATAATAACTGTACAGGAACCGCATATTTAGGAGGCGATTTATCATGTTTACCAGACTACGAAATATTTGATCTTGTAGTAGCTAATCCTCCGCATTTTGAAAATCCCGCACACTTTCATTCAAAGGACAACCACGGTATGCGAATTAATGTAGATCTAAGTTGGCAAGCACACAAGAACTTTTTTAACAATATTAAAAAACATCTTGCACATGATGGTGTAATTTTGTTACAGGAAAATAAACACGGATCTTCTCTAGATACATTCCTACCATTTATCAAAGATTCTGAACTAACGGTAACGGGAATATTTCCTAACAAAGAATATTCAATAGATGATGTTGGTTTGTATTACATTGAGTTAACACATGCAACATAAATCAACTACATTTTGTATGCACCCATTTACAGGGCTCGCTACTAGAGAAGACGGCGCAATTAAAGTATGTTGCCGTAGCCATCCTATTGGTTTTATCCAAGACAATACCCTAGAAGATATCTGGAATGGTACGACCATGCGCCGTATCCGTAGACAAGTATTGAACGATGAACGCCCTCCCGAATGCGCACCTTGTTTCAATCTAGAAAGACAGGGAGTAGAAAGTCTAAGACAAAGACACATTAATGGAGTTATACCAGAAGCTCGCATTAATTTATATCCTAATGCACTAGAGCAAGTTGGTGCAGATTATATGATGCCGTTTACTTTGCCTACTATGGAATTAAAGTTAAACAATTTGTGCAATCTTAAGTGTCGTATGTGTCATCCTATGGACAGCACAAGCTGGAATGACTGGAAAGAAGTAGAAGACTTTTATTCTAAAGAGAACAATTATTTGGTAAAAACTATACAAGATCTCAAGCTGATAGATAGTCCATACCTAGACAAGTTTACAGATAATCCGCAATGGTGGGCAAGTTTAGAAAAGCTATTGCCTTACTTCCGTCGTGTGGAATTTGCAGGCGGTGAACCATTAATGGATCCTACGCACTATCGTATATTAGATATGCTCAAACCTTATGGACATCAAATAGAACTAAAGTATGCTACCAATGGCACAACATTAGGAATTAACAAAGGAAGAACAATACATGAATACTGGCCTTATTTTAAATCAATTGCCGTTAATGTCAGCATTGACGGCATTGGCGATGTTTACAACTACATTCGTGGTAACAGCGATTGGAGCAAAGTTGTTTCGAACATTAAAGAAATACAAACAATCCCAAACGTTACCAGAATAGTAGGAGCGGTTGCTGTACAAGTTAGTAATGTGATGATTCTAGAAGAGATGATCAAATACTTCTTAGACGAGTTAGGCATTGTGTTTTATACTAACATGGTAAATTATCCTACAGTATTATCTGCACAAGTGTTACCAGAACATCTTAAAGAACAAGCAACCATTAATTTAAACTTTGCTAAAATGTATATAGAAGATTACAAATTAGTACAGCAACATCCTATGCTATTAGATCTTACACTGAAACAGATAGATGGTATTATCAATTACATATGGGCTGATGACCAAAGCGATAAATGGCAAGACTGTATTGAATTTAATCGTAGATTAGATGCTACACGCAATCAGAGTTTCTTTGATGTAACTCCAGACTTTGATGATTATAAATGAAACAATTTGTTTTAACATTAGACAATAAGAATGTTGTATTTGATTTATTAGATACTGACATTGCACAGCGTTGGGGTAATGAGATTAACAATAATTACTCATTGTATGAAACAGATAGATTTAAAGGATGGAATAACAATAAAGATTATCATGCAGAGCTTAAACAACAAATTGATATCGTTAATCAATACAGTCCTATAACAGATGTAACAGAGTTTACACAAGATAATTTAAATCTATTACACAAACATTTTGAAGACCTACGAGGACCAATAGATGTTGGAACAGAATTTTATAACAATGCTCCAGATAATGTAAAAAATGCTATTGATAGATTTAACATATTAATACATGAGCTTGAGCATCATTTGCGTAATTCTACATATCCAGAAATTGTAGGCACCTATAATGATAGGCCAAGAATTAGTTTGCAAGAAGAAGACTATCAACATTTTACATTCAAATGGAAGTTTGGATATGTATATATAAATTACTGTGAAGTAGGAAAACCGATACTGGATGTGTTTAAAGATAAAGATCAACTGGTAAACAATATACAGCCATTGGAATATTACAGCGCAGATTTTATGGTTAAGTTTGGCAAAGATACTACAGACGATGTGTATGATCGACGTAGTAAGAAATTATACAAATGGTTAGAAGAACAAGATTTCAAATTTAAACACTTGTCACTGGGATTGATTCCAGTAGCCAAACTCAATTACAATGATAGCGGATTTAAAGGACTTTCAGAAGATAACATTGTATCCGAACTTTCAAGATACTCACGGATTACAAAAACATGCATAAGGTAGCGCATAGAAATAGAGACAACTCTATTCACATAGAGTGGAACTTAGGAAAACGCTGTAATTTTGATTGCAGTTATTGTCCATCCTCTATACATGATTCTACCAGCGAGCATACAGATATAGAAATACTCAAAGCGACTGTAGACAAGATGATGACGTTAGGTAAACCTGTCCATCTAAGTTTTACAGGAGGTGAACCTTGTGTACATCCTAAGTTCTCTGAGCTTGTTATGTATGCAAAGCATGTGGGCATACAGAAAATCAGTGTAACTACTAACGGATCTAGGAAAGCAGTTTGGTATGAAAATTTACCAGTAGATCAGTATATATTCAGCATACATATGGAACACGATCCTATGCGTGTGTTAAACACAATAGTCAATGTGCATATGAATAATCCTAATATCTATATAGTTGCTCAAATTATGGCCTTGCATACGCACATGAAAACTGTTAAAATAGTAGCTGATGCATGTCAGGCTCATAGTATATCCTACAACATACGCAGGATCCGCTGGACTGAGGGTGATCACAATATATTTGATGACATGCGATATGAGCCGGATGATTATAAATGGATTATAGAGAACAGTTCTACAGTATATGCAAACTGTGTAATAGACGATGATCCTAATCAATTATATCATGCAAATGATATAATCAAATTGCATATGAACAAATATAAGGACTGGACATGTAACGCCGGTCTCGAAAGTCTCATGATTAATTGGGACGGTGAAGTGCATCGTGCTACTTGTAGAGTAGGTGGTAGCTTGGGAAACATATATGAAGGCACCTTCCTTGTGCCCAACGAACCCGTTATATGCACTCGAGACTGGTGTACATGTGCCGCTGATATTCCGTTAACTAAAATACAAAATGCATCTAGTAACAGTAACCTGTAATAAAGATTTAAATGATATGCTATTACAGGCGGAAAGTATTAGGAAATTTCTTGAACCTTGTACTCATTGGGTAATAGTAAACGATTATTCTATTGATAAAAAACAATGGATAGAATCTTTACAACCTTATTATACTAAACATAAATTAAAAATATTGTTTCCTAATTATTGGGCAACAACACTTGACGGGTATGCTAAACAAAATCTATATAAGCTATTGATATCAAATTTATTAGATGATGATTACATAATACTAGATTCTAAAAATTTCTTTATTAAAAAATGCAACACAGAACTAGATGAGATCAATCACTTTATATCTAGTATAGGATTAGAAAATAAAAAAACAAAACGCAAAATCAAAAAAGAAAACTGGGCAATTAAGGCATGTATAATTGTTAACAGTCTAATTCCACGCAGACAGCAAGACCCTATTCAAAAATGTCGGATAATTCAGGGAAAGTTTTCCTAAAGTTTGTACCACGTTGTTGATCTGTTGTTGTTAGATAATCTTCAAGCATAGGGAGTTTGTTTGACCAATCCTCTGCCATCATATATTGTACAAGTCCTTGCCAGCGTTTGAATCCGTATGGATTTGAAATAAACTCTCGATCACTTGATCTACGAGAACAAAAGTAGTCTACATTCTTTATTACTTTTTGTTTTAGATGCTTTGGTAAAACTCTTACATTCAAATAGCTAGGTAGATAAACTAAGTGAGTTCCTATCAATCCTGCACCATAGGGAGGTAAGTTAATCTTTTTAAAGTTTTTACTTTCTTTCCAATGCACTAATTCTGGTACTGTTAATACGTTTAATAACTGCACAGCACAGGCAATGTTTACCGTAATGTTGTCTGGGGTATCATCTAATCGTTCTAAGTTAGTAGTAACATCTTTCCATTTACTAGGATAGCGTATATAATCATTTCTATCGCCTATTGCATCTATACTAAAATTAAACTTAACCTCTTTAAAATGATTCCATAAATCAAACAAGCGGTCTGGAAGTTCTAATCCATTACTGTTATAACGTAGCACACAATTTTTAGCCGCACCTGTTTCTACCATAAACTCTAATATCTTGTAGTGTTCTGGTATTAGTAAAGGTTCGCCGCCCGCAAAATACAACTCTCGTATGTTAGCAGATTGAGAACGCATGTCTTCTAAGAAACTACCTTTCTTATACCATGTGTAATCAAAATCGCTATCCCAACGCTGATCCTGTTTGAGTTCTATAGTTTTATATTTTGGATACTGTAGTTTCCATTCTTTGATCCAACTACTACTATCGTGCGGACTACACATGATACATTTAAGTTGGCACATGTTACCTAATCGTAAATCAAAATAAGGAATACTCACAGGAAGGCTTCCATCTTCTGTTGTTGATCCAATAATGCTTTCGATATCTAGTCTATCTTTCCAAACTTCCTTTTCCCATTGTCTTTTACTAACAATACCGCTTGCTTCTTCTGCATAGCATTTCCTACAACTAGGCGGGGCTTCACCTGCTAACATCTGAAGTCTTATAGTTTTCATATAATCACTATTCCATACTTCATCTATTGTGTCTTGTTGCAGATTCATTATTCGCCCGTCTTTCTTTACAAGACCTGCATCTTTAATATCATCCTCACCTGCACCGCTGGCATTAGCTGTACAACATACTCTAACATCTCCGTTAGGTCTTGTAGCCAAATGTATCCAAGGAAGCGTACAAATAGTATTAGACATTTTCTTTTTGATCTCTTGGCTGTGCAAACGATACAGCATTAGAACGCCCGCATGTTCTTGCACAGGTTATCAGTTTCTTAGTTGTCCAGTATTCTTCCCAACATGTCTGCCAAGCATCAGAATCAATTATATCTTTAATAGAACGCTCAACACCGTTAACATTACCGAGAGTATTCATTAGATTAGTATACTCATTTCTAATCTCGTATCTTACACTCGATAACGGATTATCTTCTATATGGTTATAAGGAATACTAGACAGCCAGCAACAAGGAAATACATTTTTATAAGCATCTATGTATAGCTCACGTTCTTTTTGAGCATAGCAATCTATTTCCATAGTATCCATAACAGTCTTATAGTTTTCAATTACTTTCTTATCAATGAATACCATTTTATTATCAGTAGACGGTTCTAGGTTATATATTGTTTCTCCTTGTTTGTTTAAAACAGGATACTGCGGATCTAATAAGAAACGACTACTGTTCTTTACTGTAAACGTAGTAAACCCTAAATCTTTAGCCATTGCTCGTGCTTGTTCTACTTGATGTTCGTTATGCTTAAATCTAATGAACACCCATTCTGCTTCTATACCTTCTTCTATAACAGCTTTTGCATTTCGAATGATAGTGTTAAAATCTGTACCTATCCTATAGATACTGTGAGTATCTTCTAAACCATCTAGCGCAAATACAATACCATTTTTATCTGGCATTGCTTTGGCTAATTGTTTCCACCAGCTAACAGATCTAGCACTACCGTTTGTGTGTATACGAACAGGCATACCCGGAGCCATTTCTTTAGCGTACTCGCACATCTTAATTAGATCATTGTTCAGTATAGGATCTCCAAAGTTTCCGCAGAAATAAAAACTCCTAATCTGCGCGAATACTTCAGGAGTCATTACTGCTTTGAAATCATCAATAGTCCAACCAGCAGATGTTATCAACGGATTATCTAATCCGCCATGTATGTTTCTAGAACACATAGGACAACTGGCTTGGCAGTTGTTTGTGATTTCTAAATGTATCTGCTGTAGTTCGTCAAACTTGAACATTTAATGCCCACTCTCTTTCTTTGCACCAAAAACACTCTCCGCATACAGGAACATACTGTCCTGGCTTATATGTTTTATAGTCAATACCCTCAAACTCGCCTTCACAACTACGAGTTAATTCAAACAGATCCATTAGACCCATTTCACGATACTGTTTTATTACCCAGCTCTTTTCTGTAAATCTAAAAGGATGTATAGCCCAAACATCCATGTGTTGCATTAATACTAAATGTTGATTATCTTCTGTAGGATCTACATCTCTCGGGCTCAGGCCTTTGAAGTCTACATTTTTAGGATTGCGAGTAACTGCATTATAGTATGCATCTATATTATGGTGATAGCAGATATACTCTGCATAGGATCTTTGCTGTATATTATCACCGCTTACTTCTTTACCATATTCATCTGTTAGTATTCGACCTTTATTGCCCCATTCTAAATCAGGCGCAATAAAGTTTATGTGTCTGATAAATTTGATATCTGGAAATCTGTTTACTAACCAATCAAATACTTGTTTGCTATCATAAGATTGCCAGGGACGTGTCTTCCACATCCTGGTATGGCTAATAACATGTATTTCAACATCCGTTCTTTCATAGTGATAGACAAATGCACTGATCAGATAAGCAAGATACGCACTATCAGCACCACCGCTTACACTGATAGCAATTTTATTCCATCTCTTATCAAACGGAATGATCACATTATCTATATTATGAAGGTTCATTATTTTTTCCAATAATCATATACCTAGTATACAACGGTAATTCTAGCTCACCTGCCCATATAATATCAACACCACATTGTGTTTTAAATTCTTCTAGGTCGTTGGCAATTCTTACGTGTTCTAGTATATTATAATTATTGCTCTGCAATACAAGCAAACTATCTTTAGGAGTGTAGGTTAACCAACTATTATATTGTTCTTGTGTAAGATGTTCACAACTGGTATTAATGATAATATCAGCACTCATATGCATAGGATGACTTATATCTACTACGCTGGCACGGAACCTGCCTTGCATTTCCTCTAGCTTATTCATTGCTTCTGCTATAGGCTTGCAAGTAGGATCAATATCATAACTGGCAATATGAGTAATTGGTATATTGCTTTGGAACAACATACTGGCTAATACACCTACCCAGCCTGCACATATTTCTATGCTAGATGCTGAGTGTACGTACTCGTCTAAATTATCAATCAGCCATTCTTTGCTTTTGAGTTGTCCGGACCAAAAGGCATCCATAGTCCGCATAGGATCAGGACTTTGCCGTATAGCCTGCATCCAATGATGTAGGTGTTCAGTATCTATTTGCATTTATAAACTCATAAATCTCTTTTGCGATTATTGAATGACCTTTATGCGTAGGATGAACACAATTAGTAATATATTCGCTAGGCCTTGGCAATTTAGAATAGTGATCCCACCACCCTCCGTTTTCCAGATGGCTCATACCTTCTAACTCTAAAAGATAATACAAGAAAGATTTATGTCCTTTTGGATATAGAAAATTATTCCAATCTATCTTATCGATTAGTTTCTTTTGATTTCTACCTAGTATAGGAATGTTACTCCATAGGGCCTTTCGTAACCACTCCTTACTTGCTCTAGGATCAAATCCGTTTGTTATTATTAATCGATAGTTATTGGCTTTACAATATGTTTGTGCTTCTAATATGTTTAATATTAATTCACCTGCCATAAACTCATCTGAATAAATGTTCTTTTCATATGCCTTCCAGAGATCAGGATGCGTAGCTCCCTCGTCGTGAGGATTAGGCCACATAGTATGAAAATTATAATGTTCTTCACTACCATAATTTTTTCTAATAAAATCAAATCTTTCTAATCCTGTTAGCATATAAACAACAATCACTTCGTCTGCAAGAGATAAGTCAACCTGAGTGTTTAAATATAACTGTTTTAATGCTCCCCTATTGCCGATGCCTGCTTGCCCAAAATTTACAGGAACATAATCTTCTAAATAGGTCTGACATAATTGTGATACCCAGCTACCTTGGTACTGCTCTGCTATTAATCTTTTATCATGAGTGTATACTGGAATCATATAATTATTTTTCTTCCAGGTTATATCTGTATACGATCCTAAGCCTTGTGTATAACTATCTCCTAAGCCTACAATAACCTTATCACCTTTTTTTAAGTTAGGTATAGCTAGATTATACATTAAAATATCCTTTGCAATAATTTACAAATTCAGTAGAGGCCGTCGGTCTTTTGTTTTTAGACTCGTGGAATGTATTGTAATTGTGTTCTAATATTTCTTTCATACCTTTAAACCAACTTAGTTTATCTTCTATAGCATCTATTCTCTTGATCTCTTTGATTATAGCATCTATCCTTTCAAAAGTCGACAACTGATCGTAGCTTTCATCGATAAAACCATCAAATGTTCTGTAGCCCATATCTCGCATGGCCTGTAGGCTACCTTTACCACCTAGTATGATAAAAGGATGCATACATGCTATAGGTTTAAAAGTCTTTTCACTAATGAATAGTGCATTGTCGCTATCTGCAAATATAGGCTCGCTTACTACAGTTACCCAAGTGTCTTTATACACTTGATCTACAATCCTATCTATGTAATAGCTGTCATCAAATCGGACATTTGATTTGCCGTAGACTTCTAAAGGTAGCACGGTTCTTGCTTTCTGCAGAAGTAAATTATTAGGAGCCCTTCCGTCTAGGCCATTTACATGCGGGCCATAGTCGTTCATGCTAACCAGTCCCTGATCTAACAACCCAGCCTTGTATAGTTCTGCATAAAACCAAATGCGATGTGTTCGTAATCGTTTTTGTAGACAGTTGTATGTTTTTATCTTATTGTTTTGTTTGTATTTGATATTATCATTCCAGTCTGACCTTATGTTATGCTTGTCTGTTATAAACTTGACATAGGATTCAAAATGAGTATATGGTATTGTTTTAATCTTATTAGATTTATTACCTGCCCATTGTTGATAATCATCTGCGGTTCTCCAGTTGCCTGTGACATACACAACCGCTTCAGGAGGAACATTATATTTAGAACAGCTATCGTGAAACCATTGCCACAAATAAGGAGTATGGTATCCTTCTAAGCATTGATCTAACAATAATACAGCATGGCCTTCCTGCAAATCTTTTAGGTATGTTGGATTCAACCATTCAAACAAATTCTTCTTGCCTTTAGGTGTAGTCCAGTTATCTGGATGATGTCTAACTCCAGATGCAATAACATAAGGACTAGGCTGTTGTCCAAATGTAAAGTTTTGTTTGGTGTACAGCAATACATCTTGTTCTAAATGATCATAGGTAAGAGTAACAGTAGCTAATATGCAGGGATGGAATCGACTCAACCCTGACGGATTAACATCTGGGCAGTCTATAAAGTTTTCTAAACTATCTTCTTGATTGCGTTCAAAAGAAAAATTAAGAAGAAAGGGCTTTGCAGTCAAAATAGAATCTTGCGAGTTCTGGAAAGGTTTTAAGAAAGTCCGTACCGCGTCTGCAGTCGTATTCAGTAAACCAATTATAGAAGTCTCTGCGACCCTCAATAATTTTTGTATCTTCATATGTTGTAGTTCTCATATACTCAACAACACGACTGAATTTTTCACATTCGAGTGTCGAGAATTTGTTTCTTTGCATATACTCTAAAGTAATGTCCATGTAAGGCATAAATTCTTCTTTTGGCAACAGATTCATATCATACTGCAAAGGTTCTTTTAGATAAGGAGTATCAAACCTAATACGTTGTTTACGACTAAACCAACTGTTGTATTTCTTACGCCATCTTGTTATTTCTTTTAACAGCAAATGGAAATTGGTTACTGTTAGTATATTGAACGTACACATAAAAGTAATAGGCTGTTTAGTTTTGGTTAGATATGTATCAAGATTCTTTTCCCACACATTGATATCTAGTCCTGTTCTAATGTATTCTGCAGGCTTGCCCCATGTATCTATGCTTGTGAATAGTTTAAAGTGTTTGATCTTTTTGTCTTTAATCAAAGCATTTACCTTTTCGACTAGGCGTTCCATCATAATAGGCTTGATGCCAAGATTACTATTAATATTAAGCTCAAGATTAGGTTTAGGGTTAACAGCCAGATCATCTAATAATTTCCAAGTTGATTTTTGCAACAAAGGTTCCCCACCCGTTATTCGCAAGATATTTAGAGTCTTGCTAACTTCAGGCCACCATGCCCACCATGCATCAACATATGGATTAGTTTCTTCTTCATACAGATGTAGATAGTCTATATCATTGCGATGATTCTTTACCATCGTATACGGACCAAAGTCTTTGATCTCTTTATGGTAAGCAGAACTATGTTTTGGATGGCAGTATCCGCATTTGAAATTGCATTCATTACCAAACGATATTTCAATGTATTCTGGATTTACAGGAGCTAGAGGATCCTTGAGAATAGCTCCTAGTCTTTCTTCTGTATAGATACCTGCGTTACGCTCATGTCTATCACTAATATGATCTGTTGTTAGATCTTCTATGTTCCAACAGTATTGGCAACCACTAGGTCTTTTGCCATCTATCATTAGTTTGCGTTCTTGTCTTTTACCAGGTGTGTTGTGCAAGACGCTAGGGTCTTCAGCTAATAGATCTAAAGGTATAGTATGTGGTCGTGGATGATAACAACTATGTGTTTGCCCGCTTTGCAAATAGATAGTTGTATGATGCCATTTAGCCAAACAGAATGTAGGACTTACTTCATTGACTATTGGTATTACTTTACGAATGCGATCAATCTCGCTCAATGTCTTCCTCGCTACATTCAGTTCCGTATTGTATTTCTACTATTCGGCAAGGCTCTTCAAATGGATTATATAATCTGTGCCATTCGTTTTGTGGAATCACTATCTGCTGTTGTGTATCTAACGTTAGTGTAGGTAATGAGTAACCCCCGGCCATACGTTGCTCAACTGCACATCGACCTTGGGCAACATGCCAAAACTCGGATCTCTGTCTGTGTCGCTGTAGGCTAAGAGATTCTCCAGGATTAACAGTAAGTTCTTTGACTTTAGTTCCAGGAATATCGTATATGGTTCGATAGTAACCCCAAGGTCGTTCAGTCTTAGGTGCTTTCCATTCTTCAAGGACCCATGAGCTCGAATTCTTTTTCTCCTCTCCGCCGACACCGAACTTAAAAATAACATCAGGTACAACTAATTCTGGAATGTTATTTGCTGTACGATCTCCGCCGTTAGCAAATATGATAGTGTCGTTAGGATTTTCTCTTTTTACTTTTTCAAGCAGTTTTATAGCAGTTCCGTCGCTATCATCCCAAATATCAACACCGTAGACCATACTTAAACTTTGTATGATATCTACACGAGTACGCAGATCTAAAAACGCACGGCCTTTTTTGCGTTCAAGCCAAGCATCGCTATTGACTCCAACAATGAGTCTATCGCCAAGGTCGCGGGCTTTGTAAAATAAATCTAAATGACCAGAATGGAGAGGGTCGAAACCCCCAGTAACTAAAACTATTTTCATACTCTTAATTATCTAGGGGTTCAGTCTAAAGCTGTATCTTATGATTTGGGTTTTATTTTAAAGATATCAACAATTACCAAGTGTAATGTTTCAGCAATTGATTTTTGGACTCGCATGACTTCTGCGAGGTATGTGTCTATTAAGACCATTGTTTTCTCCTTATTTGCCGCTGTAGTCTTTGACTTTGCCGCCGTGTCTTTCGCTTTGCCCTTTGGCTCCTTCCTTACCTCTTAGGTGTACTCCGGATCCTTTCTCACCTTGTTTACCAGTACCATCTGTGTGGTCTGAATCATGTGGTAAGTATCCTAGGCTAACGCATTGGTTGTAGCGAACACGGCTTTTTGTGTTGCCACTTTTACATTGGCTTCGGGTTGGGTTTGCGATTTCTGATATGAATTCAATGGCTCTCATATCAATATTTAGCGTATTCACGCTCCTTGTAAAAGATGTGACCGCCAATCTTACTGACTCGTTCTTTAGTCCTAGCCCACGATGGTTTAATCGCCGTAGCATGGAAATAAAGTGCATCAGAATACTTGTTTCTGAGAGACTCATAATTCTCTTCATCCGCTAAAAGCTCACGAGCTACTCGTTGGCTTTCAACCCAACGCTCGTCATCTTTCATAGGGGGTCTGACAAACATGCAACGCCAGCTAAACTGGCAAACGCTGGCCTTAAGCCATGTTGTTTGTTTTTCTGTTTGAGTTTCTGTTTTACCAAACCATCCGACCTTGACCTGTTTAGTCACTGTGCGAGTTCTTGGAACTTCGAAGACTGCTTTCTGATCAACAACACCACATACGGTGTTACTAAATCTGCCATCTTGAGCACGGTTAAGTGTTACAAGACCTACGGCTACTTTGCCTTCTTCTGGTTGGTTGCCTGCTTCATAAAATATGTTCTTAGCAAGGCAAGTTAACTCTCTTTGATTGATTACAGGATTCGCAATAGTTCTTGCTACTGCCTGTACTTTGTCTTCAGCCATTCCTATAAAGTCCTGTGCTGTAAAACTAGAGCCATCTGATAATGCTACCTGATAACTCTCTTCTGCATGACCGGGTGCCATTACGGTCAGGGCGTATACTGCTACTAACACTCCAAAAAATCGTTGTGTTATTGACATAATCGTGTCCTCCTTTTGATTGTATACTGCGGTCTGTGTGTGTAAAAATCCTCTGTGGGTAAGTTTAGTTACTTTATTTTGTCATATCGGCCCTAAAATAGGGCCAAAATGACTCGTTTTGAACAATAAGTAGGTATATTATTCACTATCTGCTACAACGTCAGTTAAAGGTGTGTTAGTACCTTTGTATTCACGCTTTTCTTTCTTTGGAGCAAGAGCGCCATACAATTCTGCCTGTATCATAGCACGTTTCCATTCACCCTTTTGGTGTGGATCTTGCATATGGCTCAGAGCCAATGATGTTTTGAGCTGTTTGCTCATTTTATAGTTTGCTGTTGGTTTTAACATTATATCTCCTGTATGAATAGTATATTATCTTTCGTTGCGATTGTCAAATGGCGTTTTGGTTTTATCATCCCACCAATATAAACTGCGATGTGGATCGCTTACGGGTGTTGAGTTACTGCTGTAATAAAACAAGCGTAGGTTTTCACGCTGTTGATCCGCTGGGCAATCTAAGGGTGCGGGGTATCCGTGTATGAGTCTTTCATCATAGTCCCATATGATCAGCCTGTTTGGCATAGGGTATGTTTTTACCAAACATTCCGTACGTTCGAAATCCCAAAACTCTAATGCGCCATTCCATGTTTCAGCCCATTGAGGGTTTAGGTATAGGATAGCACTACAGCTACGGTTTAGATGCAGTTGCTCATTCCAATTAAAGTCTGTGTGTAGATTAAGAAAGTGTCCACGACTGCAAGTTGATAGTCCAGCACCTACTAATTTGGGATCGCTGATGATCCTATCTTTGCCTGTTAGTTGTTCTAGCCAATTAAGAAACACACCGCTGTTAAAACAATGTGTCAGCGTTTGTATAACAGGAGCATGTGAGAATATCTTACACTCACGCATAAGACTGCCCTTGCGTGTAAACTTAGTCCACTGATAGTCAGGTATCTGTGCTATTTCTTTCTGCGCCTGGGCCAGTAGATCATCGGGCAAGAAATCATCTAGAACCAAATAGGGAACAGGTTTCTTTTGAATATAGTCCAAGTGATATTCTTGCGGATTGTATTTTAAATGTAAATTGTTAAAATAGTCGTAGAGGTTGATCATTGTTGCATTTCTAATTTGAATTTGTTCAGCCACAGGAAATCAGGAAAGTTTTCTTCTGTCCATACCGCTTGTTCCTTTAGACGTTTGAATACTCGTTGATTGTATTCTGCGATGTGTATGCATACTGCCATCATATTAGCATAGTCTAGTTTGCTTAACTTGCAGATACGATCTATTTCAGTTAGTATGGCTTGATGGCGTTGCTCATTATCAACAATATCATCATAGTCTTCGTTTATCAAACCGTTATAGGTTTTAAAGCCCATTGATTGTATGGCTTTAAGTGTGCCGGGTACGCTGTACATGATAAAGGGTCTAGCGCAGGCTATGGCCTTGAATGTTTTTTCTGTTAGAAACACAGGCTGATAGCTAGGGTCATAGGCCGCATGCCGTCTATATTCATTAGGGTTGAATTTGCTTTCTATCACTAGATTGATATCTGCATGCTGTATCGCAGAGTAGGTAGCGTTGTGGAACTTTTGTTGTATAGACCCACCAATGTCATAGGGCACTTGTTTGAGCCAGGATGCTAGGGGCTCTTGTTCTGCATCTATGCCCTGCTTTTTTAGATCGTGTGCTAAATGCAATAGACTGTATTGCACAGGAACTCCATAGGGTTGTATGTTGTGAAAGCTATAGATAAAATCATCAATCAAGCCCTTGTTGACTAGATCTGCAAACAAACGCAACCGCCAGGGTCTGTAGTTACGGCTAAGACAACAAAACTTATACATGGGCTCTTGTGGTTCTGGAACTTCTGTAAGCACAATGCTTTGATATGTGGCCGCTATCTTAACTCCTGTGATGCCTAATTCTTCTAGCCCAGATCGTAGGAACTCAGCGTGTATATCATCTACTACAATAACATAGACCCTGTCCAAAGGCAGTTCACGTAAGGTTATTAATACAGCCAACTCATTTACGAATCTGCGGTCAAATGTTTCGTTGTTATTTTCATACACAAATTTGGTTGTCTTGTCCAACTTGAAATGTGTCCAATTTTCTTCTTCTAAGCAGTTGGACATCTGCACATCGTGATTTAGCAGGTCATAGACTTGATAGTAATAGATAGTGTGTCTTTTGAATTCGCAGTAGCGTAAGGGTTTGATACTGTCCAATCTAAACTTGCTATGAGGGAGCCTGCCCGTTTTAGAATATATTTTTGGTTGATCCATAGTTGACTATTTAAAGCTCAGAATGTATAATAGATAGTAATAGTGATACTTAAATAAAATCATGCTAACACAAATCGATCACACCCAAAACCCAAATTTCAACCCAGAGACTGTACCCTCTGAACAAACATTCAAAATATCCGGAACACCCTTAGAAGTTATCCAGGCCCTTGCTTATGTAAGAGCCCTAGGGGGTGGCCATGTACGTATTGCTAAAGGCCTGCTATCAGCCAAACATCAATACTATATGGGTCATGCGGCTCCTCCAGATCTAGCAGGGCGCCTAAATGATGAAGATATCGAAATCATCCAAAGCCTAGCCCAGAACTGTTCATACGTTCGTAGCATTGAGCCTTGGACTGGTGAGATCGTTGATTGGGATTTGGACAAGATCGATTATACAGTAGACATGGACAACCGTTTCAATCGCCACCCTATGGACCGTTTTGGCAAAGTATGCAACATACATTGGAGCCAATGGAACATGATCAAAATGACCAGCTGGCTAGACATTCCTGCCAACGTGGGCCGTCCTACAGGCAAGGGTATTGTTGTTACAGGATCGGGCTGGGAAGCACGTGATACATATAGTGCATGGGCCCAGCAGGGTCTAGGCAACATGAGCACATTCTTGGGCTCAGAAGCAGATTACAAAGAGTGGGTAGCTGTTACGGGTATCAAGATGACCCGTGTAGGCTATAAGCACGTGGCAGAATTAGCACAGTGGATTAGTGGTGCTCAACAAGTCATCTGCACTCCAGGTTGGGGTGCGGCCATAGCGCAAGCTATCAACCAACGCTATCTAGTGCAAAGCCTACCCGGCGTTGAACTATGGCGTAACCCATGGGTAATCGGCGAACGTGGAAACAACGGACCATTCTAAACTCTTAGCAGAAGCAAGAGCAGTACTAACACAACTCCAAGCAGTCAGAAAAAAGATAGGCTCCAGCTCTGAGTATTATGAGCTGGCCTACCCTGACATGTGGGTTATCTACAACACCCTATCAGGCAAGCAAGCTGAGAAGTATATCGAGGGCTGGGTGGCCCACTTGCTCAAGGGTGCCAAACTACAAAGCCAAGACATTCCAGAACAAGACCGTGGGCATGACTACGGTGATATCTGGGTAGGCCCTGGCAAGACTCTAGGCCACAATAACGCAGAGCTCAAAGTTATCCTACGTGATGGGGGTAGCATTGGGGGCAAGCAATTCCGTTTCTACGAGAATGTACCCTACTATGTGTTCTTCAAAGCGTGGAGCCCTACTAACTACGAGCTATTTGTATTATCTAAACAAGAGCTGGTAGACGAGATCAAATACAGGGGCCGCAAGTATACCCAATTACGTGCATTTGGTGCAAGCCAGGGTACGGGTTGGATGACACGCACTACACCCTTAGAAAGCAAGTTAGCCCGCCTAGATGAAAACCTAAGCAAGGCCAATAGGGACCTTATCACATGGGAATTCAACGCCCTTACAGAAACAGAATACTATGAGCGTTTCAAGAAGCTTTACTGTCTAACTCCTGAACAAGCGATCGCCAAAATCGGTTGACATAGTTTTATTCTGACCGTATACTATGTCTAGTTTAACAACTTTATAGAAAGATATCATGGATGCAGAACAGTTTTTGGCAGTAAAGAAGAAAAATGTCAACATTGTCAAACAATGCATGGACACTGGAATTATAAATCTAGATGGGTTTACATTCTGGGAGGGTACAACCACTAATCAGTTGTGTTTTGACACAGTTCTTAGCAAATACAGTGATATTCTAGGCTGTACAGCAATAGGAGCCATACCCAGTCTTAAAAAGCAAGGAGCAGATGGCTACATGTGGTATTCACAAGGCGGCGTTAACTATCTTACAGATGTAGAAGTTAAAGTCTGCGGTGTTAATCAAGATGATCTGGCCCTAGGTATTAGGGGAGGCCTGTATTATAATCCTGCACATCTAGACAACAGTTCCAGTAAAAGGTCAATTACCAGCCATTTCGAAGGCAAGTTTGACACAGTGAATATGACATCTTCAACATTCAAAAGCAAGAACCGCGACACTTACCTTGTTATGATCGATCGTACTGAAAATAAGTTAATAGGCAGTTACAAAATGCCCGGTAAGCAGGTATTGGCCAATCTCAATAGGCGTAAACACAATGAAAGCGCGATCGGACTAAAGCTCAGTGCTTTTCAGCAGGACGGCTTTAGATGGCACAGTACATTATGGGAGCCCGAACATTTTGATAAATGGGAAAGGCGTATGAAGAAAACAGTAAGAAGATATCTCAAGTATTGATCCGCTCAAATACACTATAGCAACAGTCTGATTTGAACCCAACAGGAGGGCCCGGATAATGGGCCCTTTCTACATAGCCCAGGCTATTCATAGCATAACGATAGACTTCTATACCTAGTTGTATGCTAAGACCCGAGTGAGGTCTTAGCGCCTGACCCTGCCCTGGAGTATTCAGGGCCTCTTGTACACAGCGCACAGTAGACCCAGGCTCCGACTCTAGTAGTATACGATTAGGCTTGACATACTGCACAATGTCTTCCAACAGGCCCAGAGGGTTAGAAGTATGGGTGAGCACTCCAAATAGCACAACACAGTCATAGCGACCCGGAGCACGAACAGCATAGGCCCAATCCTGTTCTATAAGATGTAAGCGTGGCCATAACTCTCTAAATCTAGCACAGGCATCAGGATCTAACTCTATGCCCGTATAGCCCGAACTTTGCCCACTTAGGAGCTCAGTAAAGAACGAGCCATCAAAAGGACCCAATTCCAGCACAGTTCCACCCGCTACCCAAGGGAACATGCTCTTGGCTATGAGTTTGATATTGTCTCGAACATTGATAGAATTATTTGGTAAATCCATGAGCGTTATGCCAGCAAATGATGCCGCGAAGCGGTAGCGCAGAGCGCAAATTTTAACGGTAGACGGTTTTTCATAGTCGAATCAGGCGCCTTGCGGCACGCTTGCTCCGTAACTCACGTTACAGAACAAGCTATTTTTCATCTAATCATTTATAGTCAGGGCCCATACACCATCCGACCAACGATATTCTAGTACCCGTCGTCACAGGCGTTATTCTATGTAACATAAAAGAGGGAAAACTTATCAGCGTACCAACTTCTAGGTATTCTTCAGCTTCTGCCGCATAATCCTGCCCATAGTTAATCTCAAGCCTGCCACCCTCATATTCACTAGGATCCGTCAACTGCACAGTAAAGGATAATTTGCGAGCAAACTCCGGGCGATTATTGTAAACAGCGGCTCCCCAATCTTGATGCCAAGCATACTCTCCGCCCGTGTCAGCAGAGTAGACACTATATTGTAGAGGCTGTATATATTCTATATCATAGCCGTAGAAATTAACATTATGCTGTTTAAGTACGTCATTTAGTCGATCGAATATCCATATATTTGCTTCATCCTCAGCGGTAAGCATACAGATACTGCTAGAACGCTTGACTCCACTAAAGTCTGCGTTGCCAGGTTCCAGCGCAGTTACAGAAGCTTTGATACGGGCTATTTCTTCAGCGGTAAACACGCCAGGTGTTGTCGAGTATTGATATCTTTTACTCATCATTAATTCCTAATCGATCTTGTAGCCAATAGCCCAACCAGTGTATGGGCGGTACGACTATCACACATGCCGCACAGGTTACGAGTATTCATCCCAACTCGTAGATCATAAGAAGTCGGGTCCTATTACCCATCCTACTAGGGAGCGTCGTGTACCGTGCGTTACAGGCGTTACTTCATGCAACAACCAGCTAGGGAATACAGTAAGGCATCCAAATTCTCGCATCTGTACTCGTTGTTCTTCCGATAATTCACGTCCACCATGTAGGACTAGATCTCCGCCCTCATAAGAGTCAGGCTTAGATAGTTGTATAGTAAAACTCAGCTTACGGCAAACATCGTTACGTCCAAATATAGTGCCAGCTCCCCAATCCATGTGTGGCTTGTAGTAGCCCGCCCCCGCAGGATATTCAGAGAATTGAACAGTTTCAATGCCCTCTATAGCATAGTCATAGTAGGTTTGATTGTGATGCGCAATACCGCTAGATATAAGACGATATAGCCAATCTGCATCAGAGCTAGGTTCAATAAAGCCTACTCTAGAAGCCCTAATATCTGCATTAGCTATTTGTTGTGCCACAGTTCCTGACTCATCAGGTTCAGCTACTGTAGCATCCACAAGTTCGGGTACTAAAGCACGTAAGCGTGGAATGTCTTCTTCACGGAAGAAATGACGTGTAGTGGAGAAGTAATAGCGTTGTCCTTGTGGACGCAACTTTAATCCTCTGGCGGGTGTGTTGGGTAAAAAACTCATAAGTTCCTCAAATAATGGGTCCTGGACGCACGGGTGCAGGATTCTTGTGTGTAGTAGCACACGTAGGGCAGTCGTAGCCTTGATTGTCTGATCTGGGTAGCATTTCCACTGCACAACGCTTACATAATAGTGCTCCGTGTCTATCCGATAAGCTGGGCTCTAAATAGTCGCCTGCATCCAGTGGTAACATGGCTTCTGGTGAATAAACACCTTTGATCTTAGCTGAGCATGAATGACACCACCATGTGCCCGAGTGTGCAAATGTCCAGTTAGTGCATTCAGAGTCACATACAGGACAGCGTGGTGCTACCGGCTTACGATAACGACTTTCCCCAGGTTCAAAGTCTTTATACGACTTTAAAGGTATATGCCCTCTACGTGCCCAGTTATTGGGATCTTTAGGGTTCTGACCGTTTAGCCACTTATGTTTATTGTAGCCCTGTCCTTCTAGTTGCAAGTGATCAAATGACTGGTCAGCTCGCGCTGGACGACGAGGACGTGAACCATCACTGCGAACAATCTTTCCGTTAATCTTTATACTCATACCGTTATTTACGAGTGTATAAGTGCCCTTTCTACTTAATTTGAAGTATTCTCTTTGAGCTACTCACCGTAAATAATCTATATACAACAAGTATACACTAAGGAGCAGGTATGAGCAATAGTCTAATAGTCCGAACAAGCGAGCGTATAGCCCGAGGCATAGATCAGGTTAATCCTTACAGTGATGCAGACCTAGCCACACAGTATGAGCTGGGACTGCTTAGAGCTATACTGGCACAATGCATATTAAACGATAATAAGAATGAGTGGATATTTGATCGTGTGATAGAGAATGTGGTTGAGAAATATCAAAGAAAAGGTGAAGCATAGTGGGAAATCCTTTGATTAGTTTGGAAAGTAATCTCGCATAGCCTGTCACCCCCACCACCCCACAAAATTTTTTTAGCCTATATTTTCACAGTTTTACCACAGTTTTGCTCCATTTTTGCCCTGATTCTGGCTCACTTTCAGACCGTTTTTTACCAATTTTGATTGACTCTCCACGGTAATTCCAGTATAATATATACTATGCTTAAAACATTATCTCTACTGGTTCTTATAGTATCACTAACAGCTTGTGGTTCTGCGCCACAGTATAGATCACAAAACCCCGTTGTGTATAGGCCTCTGCAGGAAGGTGTCCAGCGTCAATATATACGAGCTCCCGATGGTTGGGGTGGTAAGTATTGTCAAATGCACCCGGAGGAATGTTAATGCAGAATATGAAAAAAGGCTTTATACAAAGCAGAGGTATCGGTGATCTTATCATAGCACTACCGATCGCACGACACTATAAGGATCAAGGTTACGAGATCTATTGGCCAGTATGTGAACAGTTCGTCAATCAGATGATGGAAGTCGCCCCCTGGGTCGGTTGGATCGCTGTGCCCGTAGATGATCGTGGTGAGTTCTTTTATGAAAACCCCGTTAAGCAGTTGCGGGCTTTGGGCATAAGTGAGGAAGATACGGTATACTTGTATCAGTATTTGAGCTCACATCCAGAAAAGACTAATCGTAGCCACTTTGCACAGTTCAAGTTCGATCAGTACAAGTATGCGGCTGTGGACTTACCATTCGGCCTAAAGTGGGAGTTAGATAAGTGTATCGCTAGAAACCCCGTTGCAGAGACTGCCCTATACCAGCAGGAAGTCAAACAAGATCGCTATATGGTCTATCAGGGCACGGCTTCGGATGTTAGCTATCCGATCGATCTCAGCATAATCGATCCTGAAGTTCAGTGCATTGAACTACGTGAACTAGAGGGATATAGTGTGTTTGATTGGTTAAAGATCATTGAAGGAGCCGAGACTGCCATCCTGATCGATAGCTGTTTCGCCAACTTGATCGATCAGCTCAAGCTATGGTCTGGTCCTGATCTTTACTATATACGCAAGTGGAATCGCCGTGTAGATGGTAATCCTGTGCTCCTAGGGCCATGGACATTCGTTGATGTAGAAGATCCACCAGGCACTGAGATCAGATCGATCACAGAAGGACAAAACCCCGTTGCACAACCAGCACCTGCACAGCGAGCTCAGCCTACTCCAGCTAATAATCAATCTAATGGGCAGACCTACACGCCCTATGGCTCTGCAGTCAACAAGGGACCAACTTCATTCTTAGGCGCTACAGCACAAGGTAAAAAGCTGAATTCAGCACAATCATTGCTGGCAGGACTAGGATTACGTCAGTAATGGCTGTATAATAAGGGTTAAGGGCCTATAGCTCAGTTGGTTAGAGCAGAGGACTCATAATCCTTTGGTCCCTGGTTCGAATCCAGGTGGGCCCACCAATTAAACCTTGAGCCGAAAGCGAAGGCCGTTGTCGCGGGACTGTAGCTGATACTATAAGCCGGCGGCGGCCCTAAGTGCATGTCATAGACACAGCGTTGATGCCCACGTAGCGATACGCGGTAGGAGCTGGTGAGATTTCATACTCTCACAGCACGGTACGATTAGGCTAACGTGGATTCATGATCAGATGAACTGAGACCGCAATCCAATGCGCAGAAACCACGGAGGGAACGGCTCTGGACCTCAGCAGAGGCCGTTACTGAGAACAGGCTCTTCGGGGCCTTTTCTTTTGGCCACAGCGAGAGTGCGCACACGAGATGCCGTGGGTTAGCGATCACTAACTTAGGGAGTGCCGGGGCCTGTGGCAGAAAAGCCACACAAAGACCCTACACTTGACAGGGTTTTTGTTTTGTGTTATACTACACACTTAAACACTAGAGGAGCGAAAATGCAAAAAGTATACATTGTGCAAGTACAGGGGTGGGGTGACGACGAGGACGCTATGTATAACGTAAGCGCACACAGCACACGCGAAAAGGCGGAGGATGCTATGCACGTATTAATAGCAGACGCACATGCAGACGGCTTAGACGACGTTGTAACAGAAATTGAAGTAATAACAGTAGACGCTTAAAGCGAGGGGTGTTGTATTTTCGCAACACCTTCATGATAGGGGTTGACAACTGGTAAAACCTATGCTATACTACACACATGAACTTAGAAAAAGCCTCCCGTAAAAAACGAGTAGATCGCAATCACATCATCTACGAACTAGAAGTTAATGGTCTCAACTACATTGGCGTCACAGCTAAGACCGAATCAACAGTTCTTAAGAGCGTGAAGGCACGTGCCGCCAAGCATTTCTATCGTGCTAAGACAGAGACCAAGAACTGGTTGCTCTGTGAACAGCTTCGCACACTATCCAGCAAAGAAGAGATCGTGATACGCATCCATGCTATCGTACGTGGCAAGGCTGAGGCTCACAAGGAAGAAGTACGCATCCGCCGGGAAGTTAAGCCGGCTCTCAACACAGATACACGAGGAGATTGATATGATTCTGATTGAAGATCCTAGAACAAGATATGATCAAAGACATGGCGGCCCCTTTGATCGCGGCAGTGCCGATAGTTGGTACAACAGATCATTTGATCCGCACTATTACAGCGGTGACACACATACCACCACTCGCGTGGGTCTTGCTGATATGACTGCTGAAGAGATCGTGGCCTATACCGCAGGCTATCACTGGAATGAGAAGTTCGGCGGGAAGAAAGATTACGATTAGGGGTTGACAACATGGTAAAACCATGTTACAATAGTCACATACACTTAAGGAGCACTCATGTTTAAACTACTTTCTACAGCTAATCCCAAAACACTCAAAGGCGAGGGCAGGGGCTACGTTACATACATTCTCCATCTCGCCCCAGCTGATCTTAGCGGTTACGAGGTATGCGCAAAGAGAACCGCAGGGTGTACAGCGGCTTGTCTCAATACAGCGGGTCGTGGCGGCATGTTTAAGCGGGGTGAGTCTACGAATGCTATTCAAAAGGCTCGTATACGCAAGACCAAGTACTTCTTCGAGAATCGCGATGCATTCATGAGTGATCTCGCAGTTGATATCCGCAAGGCCATCAAGCAGGCTGAGAAGAACGGCAAAGTGCCAGCGTTTCGACTCAACGGTACATCAGATCTAGCCTGGGAGAAGTACGGGATCATCGAGCAGTTCCCTAACGTTCAGTTCTATGATTATACTAAAGTATTAGGTCGCAAGATCAAGGCACGTGGCATTAATAACTATCACCTGACATTCAGCCGAGCAGAATCAAATGCATCCGACGTGGTTACAGCGTTGAAAGAGGGCATGAACGTGGCCGCAGTATACGATCAGATCCCGGAGGGAATGTATTCAGCTGATAACGATGACTTGAGATTCTTAGATCCCAAGGTGGGAATGATCGGACTCAAGGCAAAGGGACGTGCCAAGAAGGACTACAGCGGATTCGTGATAAGGATTAAGAATGAAGTTTAATGATCTGTTACAATGGGTAGGTACAGCATGCATCCTAGCCATGTACGTGCTCATGAACTTCTTCCGGGAGTTCCAGCTGGATCCGCTCTTTGGTCTATTGGGCGGGATCTGCTATCTAGCTTGGAGCTATCGTGTGGCAAATAAGCCACAGATGATTGTTAACGTTGTAGCTATATCCGTATGTCTCGTAGGGTTATTTAGAGGATAGGTTGACAAATGGTTAAACCGATCGTATAATAAAGACTTAGCAACAAAGGAGCACATATGGAATGTACACATTGTCGCAAGTGGCACTGGAACGGATTTAAGAGCTGTCCTACAGCACCAAAGTCCTAGTAGAAAGAAAGGGTATTATAGCCCGGGGTTGACAAATGGTTAAACCGGTGCTATAATAAAGACATAGACAGTTAGAAAAGCATTAAAGGTTACCTACACCGCTAGGCGCCTGGAGAGATGGAAGCGTACCGACGGGTACCTGGTATCCAGGGCATGAAGGCCTCGAGCAACGGCGGATAAGGCAGGCAGTAATGACGAAAGCA